TGCTACTCAGCAACTGTACCTTCGTTTGCAGACATCATACGAGGAATGCAGTTCACTGGCAGCAACGGTCAACTTAACCAATCAGTTGGCTGTACACCTCGCAAAGATATACCAACGTGGGTTCACCGTTGACATGGCTGCACTTGAAAGTGTGCGTCATGAGTTTCAACAGGAACGTGATCAGTTGGTCGCTGATCTTGAGGAACAGGTACGTGAACTTATGGGGGATCGTCCAATCAATTTGAACAGTCCAGAGCAATTGTCTTGGGTTATCTACAGCAAGAAGCCAAAGGACAAGAAAGTATGGGCTGATTTATTTGATGACTTCCGTATGACAGATACGGATTACAGAAGCACAGTTCGTCACAATAGTGACAGGTTGTATAAGCAAAAGGCAAAGCAGTGCACTACTTGCAATGGCACTGGCAAGACCTACAAAACAAAGAAGGATGGAACACAATATGCTAAACCCAATAAATGTATTACTTGTAATGCTACTGGCTATGTCTTTATGGACATCCGTAGTTCGGTCGCTGGATTAAAGTTCAATGCACCTACAGCAAAATGGACCTCAGCTAACGGTTTCGCCACAAGTAAAGATAAACTTGAGTACCTTGAAGGTGTGGCTCGACAACGTGATATGCAAGACGCAGTGTTGTTCTTACAACGAGTACGCCGTTTGTCTGCCGTTGACACATATCTCTCAAGCTTTGTGGAAGGTATATCAACTCACGTAAAACAAGATGGTAAGCTGCACGTCAGGTTACTGCAACACCGCACTGCCACAGGCCGACTGTCTGGTGCCGATCCCAACATGCAGAACATGCCACGTGGTGGTACGTTCCCAGTTAAACGTGTGTTCAAATCACGTTGGAATGGCGGTGAGATCATGGAAGCAGACTTTGCGCAGTTAGAATTTCGTGTTGCTGCATTCTTATCGCAGGACAGGACTGCTATTGACGAGGTGACCACGGGCTTTGATGTACACTCATACACCGCAAAGGTTATCACTGATGCAGGGCAGAACATGTCACGTCAGGAAGCCAAGGCACACACATTCGCACCGTTGTATGGTGCCAGTGGGTTTGGTCGTACACCTGCAGAGGCTGCGTATTACGAGCAGTTCACTAAGAAGTACTCAGGTATAGGCAAGTGGCACAAAGAGCTTGCACGTGAGGCTCTGGCTACGGGTAAGATCAAGACACCATCAGGTCGTGAGTTCTCTTTCCCTGATGTCACTCGTCGTGCTAATGGTACTGTGACCTTTTTCACACAGATTAAAAACTTTCCTGTACAATCGTTTGCCACGGCTGACATTGTACCCATATCTCTGATATACATCGACAAGTTATTAGGGGTAAACCAAATGCAATCGTGCATCGTCAATACCGTACACGACTCCATCGTGATTGATGTGCACCCAAATGAGAAGGATAAAGTATTACGGATAATAAATGCAGCCAACGACAGACTGCTTTCTATTGTGAATAAGAAGTGGAAACTGGATTTCAATGTACCACTTTTATTAGAGGCAAAGATTGGTCCGAATTGGCTTGACACAAAAGATGTGTCGTGATATAACTAAGAACTCGCAAACAGAAAAGGAGATTTTATATGAATCAAGTAGCAACAATTAACACTGGTAACTTCAATGCAATGGCAGAGGCAATGGGCATGTCCGTTGACAATACTCAGAAGTCACAGTCAAGCACACTTGCACGGCTGCGCATTAATCACTCAGCCATCATGGGTGAGGAAACAGTGAATGGCAAAAAGGTAAAGATGGAAGTTGTATCTGGCGGTACATACAAGTTGGAAATCCCAGATGGGCCAACCTACTATGCACCTACTGCGACTATTCGTCCTTACCTACAACGATTTATGTACAAACGTTTCATCAAGGGTAGTGACACAACACCAAATCGTTATGTCAAAACCTTGATGGCTAATGATCTGAACAGTGACATGAAGGACAATGACGGAGGCTTCAACTGTGGTAAGCCTGCAGGTTACATTGAAGACTTCAAAGCATTGCCTGAGAAAACACAAGAGTTAATTCGTCAGATCAAACGTGTCCGTGTCATGTTCGGTACAGTAGAACTGCATGATGTTACAGATGCACAGGGTAACCCAGTTGACTTAGAGCCACAGGCATTCATCTGGGAGATTGAGAACCGTGATGCATTCAAGACTGCAGGAACCCTGTTCAACAAGCTGGGTAAGATGCGGCGTTTGCCAGTGCAGCATAACATCAAAGCTGCAACTGAAGAACGTTCATTGCCAAATGGCAATTCGTTTTACCTGCCAACCTTGGCACTTGATCTGAACGAGACACTTGACGTGGCAGACTCAGAGCAAGAGACATTCGCAAACTTCCTTGCATGGGTTGAGAATTATAACGAGTACATCAAGGGTGCTTGGAATGACAATGCATATAAGAATGATGACACAGACACAGATACTGTTGAGTCATTCGTAGACATTGACGAAGAGGATTTCGTGTAATGAACCATCCTGCTGAACTAAAGCTGCACCAGTTTATGACTGATGCTGCCAATGGAAAGAGCACGTTCACTTATGAACAGGCTAAGGATATTGGCACAGAGGTTGCTGATGCAGTACTTCGTCAGTTCGGTAGTGGCAAGTCTCGTGATGCTTTCACACTAAGGATGTCCAACATTGGGCGTCCTACTTGCCAACTCTGGTTTCAAAAGAATAAACCTGAGAGTGCATTACCAAAGCCGACGACATTTGTAATGAACATGATGATAGGAGATATTGTTGAGGCTGTTTTTAAAGGGCTGCTTAAAGCTGCTAACGTGGAGTTTGAAGACACTGATAAAGTTAGCCTTGAAGTGGGAGATACTAATGATACTAGGGTTTCTGGCTCTTATGATCTTGTCATAGACGGTGCCGTTGATGACGTGAAGTCGGCATCCCCTTGGTCGTACCAGAACAAGTTTGATTCCTTTGCTACACTAGCCAAGGGTGACGGGTTCGGATACGTAGGACAGCTTGCAGGTTATGCCAAAGCATCTGGCAAACGTGTAGGTGGATGGTGGGTCGTGAACAAAGGTAATGGTGAGTTTAAATATGTACCAGCCGATGGTCTTGACCTTAATAAAGAACTTGATAAAATCAAGGACACGGTTGAAGCAGTAAACAAGAATGAGTTCAAACGTTGCTTCAGCCCAGTGCCAGAGTTCTTCCGTGGCAAACCCACAGGGAACAAGGTACTAAATGATAACTGTCGTTTCTGTGATTACAGATACGAGTGTTGGCCCAACATGGTTGAAGAACCATCACGGGTATCGAAAGCAAAAGACCCCAAGACGGTGGCATACATAGAGGATTAATTATGTTAGGTGATGCAGAAATAGAAGACTTACAAAATGAAATTGTGGCAATGGAAGAAAACCTTGAGGCAATGAAACAAGAATTACGTGAAGCACGATTTGCGGGTGTCCGTAAAGCAATGAAAGCACGTAAGGAAGCCGATCAGTTACTGAGTGAAGAACTGAAGGCATTAGGAGTACGCCGTTTAAACTGGCATCCGTTTATCTAATGAACGGTAAGCAGTTCATGGCTGCTATGAAGCATGGGTATAGGAGTGGGTTAGAAATCAAAGTCAAAGACTACTTGAAGGAGAAGAAAGTCAAGTTCAAGTACGAAGCCATTAAGATCGAATGGGAAGACTTGATGTACCGCACCTATACTCCTGACTTTATATTGCAGAACGGTATCATCATTGAGGTGAAAGGGAGATTCACATCAGATGATAGACGTAAACACGTAGCAATAAAGAAGCAACACCCAAACTTAGACATACGGTTTGTGTTTGAAAACAGTAGACGTAAGTTAAGTAAGGGAGCAAAGAGTACATATGCTACATGGTGTGAGAGAAATAAATTCTTGTATGCAGATAGGGTTATTCCAGAGGAATGGTTGAAAGAGAAAGGTAAAGACACACATCCAGACCTGATAGAGTTTCCTTACGATAAAATAAAGAGGAGCTAATATGTTAAATTCACTAATAAACTTTAACCCTAACGATTTCGTTATCCGTATCTCGCCAGATGTGGATGACAAAGGAGATTGGACAGGAGAACTTTCTGTTGGTATGCTGACCACAGATGATAACACAATGAAAGCAGACGACTTTGCACATCTGAAAGTGTTGACGGACATGTTGATTGCTGCTATACCTTTAATGGAGCAGGATCATGACGTAAGACGTAAACTGTTCAAGTTAGTTGATCAGATTGACGCAGATGAATTGGATATGAACAAACCGTTGGTTGAAGAACGTGACGGTAACGTAGTTAAAGTAAACTTTTAGAAAGGAGAACGAATGGTAGACAATGTAAACAACCCACCACATTATAATCAAGCAGGTATTGAATGCATTGATGCCATTCGTGCTGCCACTGGTGATGGGTACGAACACTATCTTCAAGGTAATATAATGAAGTATCTATGGCGATACCGATATAAGAATGGAGCAGAGGACTTGAAGAAGGCACAGTGGTATTTGACCAAACTTATTGAGGAAGTAGATGATAGTTAAAGTATTCTTAACCCTGAACATAGATGAAGAGGAATATCCAGTTCCTGTAGACGGAGAAGTTGATGAAGAAATCGAACAAAGTCTACAGGAATTTATTTATGACATAGACGGTATGTCAATCAAAGCAATAAAAATAATAACGGAGTAATGCTTATGGAAACTTATGGACCAACACTTGGAATCTCAGAGGAGATTCACGCAATGAAATACCGCAGCCACGGAGAAACCTTTCGTGAGGCAATGACACGTGTGGCTGAAGCACTAAAAGATAACGAAGGACATTTTAATAACTTCCGTACAATTTTGTACGAACAACGATTTCTTCCTGCAGGACGAGTACAATCAGCAATGGGTGCACCTCGTCGTGTAACACCATACAACTGCTTTGTATCAATGACAATTGAAGATAGCATGGACGGTATCATGGAAGCTGCTCGTCGTGCGGCAGAGACAATGCGCCTTGGCGGTGGCATTGGCTATGACTTCAGTACACTACGTCCACGTGGTACACTGATCAAGTCACTGGACAGTAAGTCGTCTGGTCCCGTGTCATTCATGGGTATCTTTGATGCCGTGTGTAAGACTATTGCATCTGCAGGGCATCGTCGTGGGGCACAGATGGGGGTGCTACGTGTTGACCACCCAGACATTGAAGAGTTTATTACAGCTAAAAACAACAGTGATACATTGACACAGTTCAACATCTCTGTGGGTGTGACGGACGAGTTCATGACTGCAGTAAAGGAAGACAAAGACTTTGATTTAAAGTTCGATGGACGTGTATATAAAACTGTGAATGCTCGTGCCCTGTGGGATCAGATATTACGAAGCACATGGGATTGGGCAGAGCCTGGGATTCTATTTATTGATCGTATTAATAAGAAGAATAACCTACAGTACTGTGAAAAGATTGCAGCAACTAACCCTTGTGGTGAGCAACCACTACCACCAAACGGAGCATGCTTGCTGGGTTCATTCAACTTAGCTAAGTATGTACTTGATCATGACGGTAAGAATGTCTTCAACATGAACCAACTACGTAACGACATACCTCATGTGGTACGTGCTATGGATAACGTTGTAGATCGTGCAACCTACCCACTGTTAGAGCAAGAGACAGAGGCCAAGAGTAAACGCCGTATGGGTCTTGGTGTTACAGGTGTAGCCAATGCTATTGAGGCGTTAGGATTTGAGTATGGTAGTGCTCGGTTTCTACAGACTCTTGAAGAAATCATGGGAGTAATTAGAGATGTGGCATATACTACGTCAGTTGAGCTTGCACTTGAGAAAGGTCCGTTTCCTCTCTTTAGTCAGGCATACCTTGGTTCTGATTTTGCTAAGTCTTTGCCTGATAATATTCGTGATCTCATTAGCAAGCATGGCATTCGTAACAGTCACCTTCTATCAGTTGCGCCAACAGGAACTATCAGCTTGTCAGCCGATAACGTATCCTCTGGAATCGAGCCTGTCTTCTCACATTACTACGACAGAACTATCCAAACCTTCGATGGACCCAAGGTTGAACGAGTAGAAGACTACGGCTATCGTGTGTTTGGTGTTAAGGGTAAGACTGCAGATGAACTGTCTGTGTTTGATCACGTTAAAGTATTGAACGTTGCCTCCCGTTACGTTGACTCCGCATGCTCAAAGACATGTAACACAGGTGACGATGTAACATGGGAAGAGTTTAAGAAAGTGTACATGGATGCATATGATGGTGGTGCATCGGGGTGTACAACCTTCCGTGCTGCAGGTAAACGTTACGGCATTCTAAATGCATCCAACTCTGAGGATGTTGCAGAAGAACCAGTAGTCGAGGAAACACAAGACTACGTAGAAGAAGGTGGTGCTTGCTACTACGATCCATCAACTGGCCTACGTCAGTGTGAGTAGAAATCGTAAGAGCTTAGGTACTGTTCAGTCACCCTGCGTAAAGGTCTGTCGCATAGACGATGATGGCTTTTGCGTGGGGTGCAAAAGGACTATTGACGAGATACGTGAATGGTGTATAATGTCAGAGTACGAACAACGTAAACTTTTATTTGAACTAATATGGAGGAAAGATAATGGGAACACGAAAACAATTTAGCCGTGCACTGTACGATGCATATGATGCTCCTGCAAAAAACAAACTCATGGAGTATCTCAAGAGTGCGGGGCATGAAATTGAAAGTGCAGAAGAGGACTACAATGTAGACATTGTATCAAAGAAAAACGATTATACTTACTTCAATGAAGCAGAAGTTAAGTTGGCATGGAAAGAGGAATGGCCCACACACTGGAAGGACATACGTATTCCCGAACGTAAAGGTAGACTACTTGCAAAATATGAGGGGGAGAATGGGGTACTTAACTTCTACATCTTCCGTAAAGATATGAAGCAAGCTTGGCGTATCAAGGATACAAGCCTGACAGAGGAACGTCTACGTGAGGCACATGGACGTAACATCCTGAAGGGTGAACTGTTCTACCATATACCATACACCGAAGCAGAATTAATCAACGTAGCATAAGGAGATTGCATATGAACAAACAACTAACTCGCAAACAACGTGGCCTTGGCAAATATGATGCACCGTTAAAATTTCAACACGAGAAAGGTTACAAAGATTTTCGACGTGGAGTCGTCGTTAACCCATTCCACAAAGATACAATGCAATACAGGGAATGGGAACGTGGGTTTAATCAAGCCTACTTTGAGCAGTTAAAACGGGTGAAGGAGTATGAACAAGCTACAGGACGAGGCTAGAGCATTTATGGAAAGCAAATATGGGAATATAAACTTCAGGTCATATCAAGACATGGCATCAGAAACTGCGATCTACAAATCAGAACATCAGGTAATCTACCCTGCACTAGGGTTGGCAGCAGAGGCAGGTGAGGTTGCCAATAAAGTTAAAAAGATTTTACGTGATGGGAAGTTTGATCGTGAAGCAATTGCAGATGAAGTAGGAGACTGTCTCTGGTACATTGCTGCACTGTGTCGTGATCTAAATGTAGACATGGCAGAGTTAGCAAAAGGTAACTTGCGAAAGCTGCATGACCGAAAGGTAAGGGGTGTCATCTCAGGGAGTGGTGACAAGCGGTGAAAAAAGAGGGGGCTGTAATGGCCCCCTTTGTTTATTCTCTAAATGTCTCTGCTATCACTATTAACTCTGCTAAGTCCTTACCTTTGGCACGTATGACTTGTTCATCTGTCATGCCCTCTGTGTCAATTTCCAAAGGCATCCTGCCATTCCGTTCAAGGAACTTCACAGTTGCAATCTTTCTGTAATCCTTGGGTACCCTACGGTAGGTAAGCATTTCTCGTATGTAAAGATTGGCAGTGTTCTTTGCCACCTCAGTAATTGAATTTTTAGATTCAGTATACAGGCTCTTTATAAATGGTTTAACGTATGTGTTGACATGTTTATCCTCAGACACTTTACGTTTGTACTCATCACTTTTATTTTTATACTGCTCACGTAATCGTTCTTCGTACCCTTGTGCAGACTCAACAATGAGAGGCAATTCTTTTTGTAAGAAGTCTACTTCAAATCGTTGAACAGATGGTACATCAGACACACGGAAATCGTATTCATTGAAGCCTAGGTTCTTTAAGTACTCCGCATATTCTGGATCGGCATTCCTTTGACTCATACCCAACAGAACACGAGACAGTGGGTTAACACGAGTAGGCTCTGGGTTAAACATGAACTCACGTAGTGGCATATCTGCCTCTTCTTCAGCAGTCATTGTGATGCCACGTTGTCTTGGCCCACGAGCTACAGACTGAGTAAAGCTTTCCCAACCATCAAGCGTAGGGTCTTGTCTTACGTCACGGTATTCAAGTCCACGTTCACCAGTTGCACGTTGTGCTTCAATCACCTGCGCAAGAGGGACCATCCATGTACCAAGGTAATTGCCCAATGCATCCCCTGCTGCCTCACCTACACGTTCACCTGTAGTTAAGTCTGTGCCTGAAGCAAGTTGTGCAACCTCATCTAAGATAGCATTACCTGTACCAGTACGGAAGTTTGTACCTGCAAATGTCTCCACAAACTCACGAGCTTTAAACCAATCACCGAATGTTCCTTCATTCAAACGTTTGGTTGCCTCACCTAAGTACAGGTACTGTCGCAATGGAAACTGTGGTGACGTATCCATTACCGTGTCATCACCTGTGTACACTTCTTTGTAGTCAGCAGGCACCTCACCAGCATGCCCCATACGGTACTGATATGCAGCACCTACTGTAGCTATAGACATAAAGGCATCGGATATCTTTTGCTGTAGTGACTCAGGGTCTTCATCGTCCTCTGTTAGTGCACTCATGCCTGCGAACAATGTTCCTCCACCACCGAGGACACCTACTGCGTTACGACTGATACGTTGTCTATCCTTTTTACTTAACGGTGCAGCGTATGTGCTATCCACTAAGCCTATTATCTTACGTGTCAGTGGGATCATTGCCCCACCTGCATACTGCCCCATCAGTTCCATAGAGTTGAACATGAAACGAGGGAAAGGCATGACAGTTGTTAGGCCGTTACGTACAATAAAGTTAGACGTACTCCTGAACACAGGAACATCAGGCTGTTTAGCATATGTAATATCTAACGCCTGTGTAACTGAGTCATCAATTAGATCAATAAAGCTACGAGCACCCTCTGGTTTTACATCAGACGAATCATTCAACAGAGACTTCAGTTTACCCTGTTGTAGTGTGTCGATTAGGTTAATACCATACTCACGTTCTGTCAGTCGTTCAAGCTCACCTAAGAATGTGGCCCTACGAATAAGATATTCTTGCCAACGGTTAGGAGTATTGAGTGTGTCTGTCACGTCCTCTAACCCAGACATTACCTTATCAAAGGCAGTCCCTGTGCCACGTCCTGTGGCTTGCTGTATCTCGTTTAGGTTATTAAACATACGATCAAATTGATCTGACAGTTCTGGTCTATCCAGTATCAGATTTACAAAACCTTTGATCTCATCTGGTCTACCATCGAACAGGTATGTAAATCCTTTGAAGCTACCCTTCCAGTTCTTGGGACTAAACATGGCACCCACACCATTGCCTATGCCCTCATTGGAAAACTTCCACAATGCGGTGTCGATTACGTTTCCTAGCCCCTCCATAGGTGCACGGATAACGCCCGATTGAACGTTACGTGCTGCAGTAGCTAACTGAGAAACAAGTAGACCACGACGAACATTCTCTACTCGCATCACACCCTTACGAATATTACCTTGTGCTTCAACTAAAGCTTTACTTGCGGCATCTTCTCTGACAGAGGAAGGACGTGCACGTTTAACCTGTGATAACTTGTTAAGGATTCTACCCGCAGTGCTACCAGACCCTGCCACACTGAGTACGTAATCCTCGAATGACAGGCCGTAGTTATCTAACATATCTACTAACTCTTGTCCATCAAGATCACCACTCACAGTTAGGTCTACCAATTGGTCAATGACAGGTTTATCCGATTTGAAAAAGTCTGGGTGCTTTTCTTTTAGGTCAGTTGCTACAGCTACGATACCATCAAACTTTTCAGGTTTGAGTATAGGCATCATGATCTCATCACCAGTAGCCAGTTCTGCAAACTCGTTGAAGTCCACACGTCCTGTGCCTAAGACTACATCTGTTGCTCCTCTACGTTCAGCAGTTGCAACCTCAGTGTTAACGGCATTACCTACACTACGAATCTTATCAGGATCAAGTTCAAGCTTACCATTTGTGACTTTAGATATACTGATCTCACGTCCTGCTTGTTCAGACAGTCTCTGTTCAAAAGTAAGAATCATATCCTCTGTGACTGCAGGGTTGTCTGAAGCCTTTTGTGCTGCACGTAATGAGGCTTCTTGTGCTGCCTCACGATTAACTAACTCAGCACGTTTAGCACTGCGTTTGTTGTATCGTTCAATTATCTTATCTGTCTTACGTGTTTCTTTAGCAAACCTACGAGCACTGTTTGCGTGACCTACAGCATTAAGTATCTGTCCATATGCAGGTAATGTTTCAGAGAACTCAAAGCCTGCACCAATAGCATCAGCAATCTCTTCTGCAAGCTGCCCTTCATTCTTAGACAGAGCCTTTCGTCCAAACTGATTGACTGTACTGTTGATCATTCCATATATTTTGGAACCAAGCCAGCCACTTTCATTTAGTTCTGTTAGACCATTTTCAATTTGATCTACTGTGCCTGCAGTTATTGTTTCAAATAAGTTACCCGCCTTTAGCAGTACACGTGTGCCACCTGCTTTGCCATCTATTGCTTTGATAATAGCATGATCAATTAAACCTTGTTGAGAATAACCACGTGTCTTTTTTAAATCGTCACGCATAAAGTCTGCAACTGTACTGCCTATCTCTGCCATTTCTTCATCAGAGTATTCATCAAAGTTTATATACTCTGCATTGAGTTTTTCAAGACGTGTTACGTCCTCTGTCTGGACATCTGTAGGTGTTACTCCACGAGACTCAAGGATAGTTTTCTTTGTGACTTCTGGTTCAGGGGATAGCTGTATGGAAAGCATTTCATCTTCAGTAAACTGTACCTCTACAGGTGCAGGTACATCAGGTGCTGTGTCCACAAACGGATCAGCAGTAGCTTTACTTGTATTAAAGAAGTTACTAAGTGCATCATCTTCTGTGGGAGCAGGAGGTTCTATGGTAACAGGCTTTGGAGTTATTTCCTCTAAAGCTTCATCCTTGTCACTCACACCAAAGAAGTTCTGTAAAGATAGGTCATCCATTATTCCACCATAATCAAAGGAACATTTTCAATCGGATCATTATATCCTGTATACACTGCAATCTTTTGTACACCATCTTCTTGCCAAATAATTACATCTCCTATTTTTACCTGCTTCTGTTGCACTGCAGCCATTGCTTCTGCTGCAGAACTTTTTGCTACATGATAAGCTGAGTCTGGTTTAGTTGCAATTTGCCTTGCATATAAGTCTAAATTCTTTACAGATTCTGCTCTAAGAAATTCTATTTTGTCATTCATCAATGCATCATCAAGACTTCCGTATGTGCTTTGCAATTCCTCTGCTACTTTCATCATAGCCACACCGTATCTTCCCTCATCCCCGTCTATACGTTTAGCAATTGCACGATCAATATCGGATAACTCAAACTTAAACTCTGATAAAGCACGAGACTGTACTGAGTTAACTGTTGCTTCGATAGTGCCTAAGTTAAACAATGAAGGATCGGGTGCATCCTCACCTTTTTGTTCACGTTGTGCCTCATGGTATGCCGCCACATCTTTAAGTAAGATAGTTTTTTCAGACTCCAAGTTTTTATACTCGGTACTATCTTCAGCAAGTGTAGCTTGTTTCTGTGATATAATTGCAAGACGTTCACCATAAGAGTTTGACACCTCGTCTGGGTCTTCATACAAACCTTTATAAGCTTGAGCATCAAACATACCAATGGTAGGTTTCTTTGGTCCATCAATTGTAGAGTCAATCTCAGGTTTACTTGACTCAATGTCTTCACCAACATTAGGCATACTTAATATTGTATTAATGTTCTTGCCTTTTTGCATGGCTTTCTGTCCAGCATCTACCGCCATTTCAACTGCGACTGCACCCTGTTGAGCAATAGCTGCTGCTGCTTGGTCATTGTATCCAAGAAACTTTAGTGCACCTATAGATGCTTCAAGAGCCTCTTGTTTCTGTGCACGTTTGGCACGAGAGGCAGCAGCTTGACGCATGGCCTCTGTCTTAGCCATCTTATCAAATTCATGTTGACGTTGTTCTTCATCTTCGATGCCCTTTACGACACCCTGAGATAAGCCCCCAACAAATGCACCAAAATTAAAAGCCATTATACTCTCCTTGCCATAAGTCCAATCATTACAGGTTCACCTGTTTCTTCCTCTGGCATCGGTTCTTCTACAGGTTCTTCTTGCTCACGTTCCATTTTTGCTTTCTCTAAGTCCATGCCTTCCATTTTCTTTTTGACTTTCTTTAGAGCCAGTGCAATAGCACCACGTGATGGTGTTTCATCTTTATCTAACTCTGTACCCATGTCATACTCAACGTCAAACATATCACCTACGTATGCAAGTGTTTCCATAATCACTGGTATAACCAACATGCCTACGTCGATAGTATGTTTACCCTGCATGACTCCAGAAATCTGAAGAGCATTTGCCATAGTTGTTAGAGGAATACCTAACTCCATATTGTCCAATATGTCATCAAGGAATTGTTCATCTGTAATTCGTTTAATATAAAATTCACTAGCCTCTTCTACAGTATTAAACTGTGATGGCTGTTGCCAAGGATAGTTTCCCAACTTACCCGTTAAAGCTTGCCCAGGAATAGGGGCATCTATCATTTGCTCTTCACTAAACTTAGCCATCTTTAAAAGCCTTTCTTGCTTTTGCCAGCATGTGTACGTAGTTAGCTACTACATCCTTTGGTTCCTTGGGTGCAGGAGCTTGTTCATTAGTTTGTGTAACACTACGTCCCAGCAAGCCTGTCTTACGAACCTTTTTAACTGGGGCATCCTCCACTTTAGGAAGACCTTTATATGCTTTGTATGCTTGATTATACATTTAAAACTCCTAATCAAATACGCTTGTCAGTGAATCCCATGCACCTTCTAAGAAACTACCAGACAAGTCAGTTGTCATAATTTTACCAATCATTGCACCGAAGTTTGCGGAAGAGTTGTAGTCGTTGACAATATTCTGAATGTCTTTTTTACTGTCTGCTCTTAGCTGTTCGATAGCCAAGTTAACAGCACGTTCACGTTCATTCTCTGCAGATGTCCATGCCCATGACATACTATCACTGTAGTAGTTCCATAAGTTATTGTAAGCAGCTTGGTTCATTCCAAGAACATTAGATGCATTGATCTCGTTAGCTCTGTTTACCTGTGCTGTGTCTGCAGTAGCAATCTCTCTACGCCACTGTGCATTTGATTGGTCAATAACAAGACGGTTGTTTGCGTTGAACTGTTCACGTTGATTGTTAATTTCTTCTGTGAACTTAGTCATCGCATTAGCTTCGCCTGCATTGAACTGTGCCTGTGCATTAGCTTGGATAGAGTTATGCTTAGATACATCAGCAGTTAATGAAGCAAAGAACTGATCGGTCTGATTCTCTGATGTAGCATTGAATTGTTCTGCAGCATTAATAGCTGCCTGATCGTTAAACAATGCCTGTATCTGATTTTGTTTCTTAAACAACTCTGTCTGCTGTTTGTTTGACAGGTTCTGCATTTCAAGAGACAAGAAGTTCTGAGCATTCTGTACTGCAGCTTGCTGTCTGTTGTTTAGGTTAGCTGCATCTAATTGAGATAGTGCTGCTGCCTCTGCCATTACTAAAGCTTGTTCGTTGTTAAGGTTCTGCAACTCCATTGTGTTAGCTGCACGAGAGTTCTCAAGAGCAATCTGCTGTTCAGCAGTAAAGTTTATGTTCGCAACTTCACCAATCTTTGTAGCATTAAATACTTTAGCTTGGAAGTCTTGGTCAAACTCTTGTCCCATAAATTCGGCACGTTGTTGTGCTGCAAGCATAGCACGTTGCTGACGATTTGACAAGTTCTGTGCTTCGAAAGATGCAATTGTTTGTGCATCTGCTTGTGCGATTGGAAGTGCAGATTCCATAGCTGCCTGTATAACAGCCTGTCCTGCCATAGATGAGGCACCCAAACCACGAGCAGCAAGTGTTTGTGTAGCTGCTCTCATTGCTCCTGCAGCCCACGGAGGAGTAGCACCTCCTTCAAACTGCTGCATCATACCTTCTAACTGACCTTGTACTGTAGCCTGTTTAGATGGTGTAGCTTCTGCTGCTTGTATTTGCTCTGTAAACTTAGCTGCTTTCTGTGCATCTGCTGAACCTGAGATAATCTCACCGTCCATGATCTCACGGGTAGTAGGATTCTCAAGTTTAATATGATTACCTGTAGCTGCTTCTAAGTTGGACACAGAACTACTTGTTGCCTGTGCTGCAGTAATCTGTGCCTTAGAGTCTTCAGGGGCAAGTGTGGCTGCTTGTGTAGCTTCTACGGCAGTGTTTACTGCAGGGGCAGTTTGTGCTGCAGTCATTAGGTTTGCATTTGTCTGATCAGGTATACTTGCCATAGTGGTAGTTGCACCTGTAGTCGTAGTTGTTACATCCCCAGTTACCTGTCCTTGTTTAGGGCTTACAAACTGCCCTTGTGTTTCTGTAATACCCGCAGGAACCACAGCGGCACCTTCAGGTAACCCTGGGGTTTTAGCTTGGTACTCCATAATGTCAGTAATACCAGCATTATCAGCAATCTCAGGTTGGATTGGAACATACTGTTGCCCTAGTGTAGTAGGCGTAGCTTTAGTTTCAAGAGTATCAGAGGTAGACTGATAGTCTGTTGCCCCTGTTACATCCACACCCGTCTGTGCATATATAACCCCACCTTGTGCCATTTGCACCTGTGTGTTAGACATGTCAACAGAAGTATTACCCATAGCTTGTTGTGGCTGCGCACTTACTGGGTAGAACCCTTGAGGGATTGGAGTCTGTGGTTGACCGTTTACAAAGGTAATACCTGCAGTTAAACCTGCAGCATTACGATACATACGTACCTCTGTTTGACCTACAGGTGTTCCTGCCTGTCCTGTCATACCACCACCAATGCCACCTTGCGTTGCTTGTGGAGGAGTCTGTCCCATAGTAAATACTCCTGCCGCCATTTGATCTGTAGGTGAGCCTGTATAGGTAAACGTACCTGCATATGGATTATAATTTGTAGGCGTAGACTGTTGAGTTGTAGTACCTGTTCCTGTTACTTGTGTTCCTCCTGTACCTGTCATAGTACCACCTATGCCTGTATTGTCACCAAAAGGAATAGTGCTAGGCAAGTTATCTAAAGTTGGAAGACTTGTACCCGTTCCACCTACTTCTGTTCCTGCAGTACCTGTCATGCCACCGCCTGTGGTTGTTCCCGCACCAGTAATGCCTACATCTTTATTAGTATCGTATGTACCTGTACCCGTAGTAGTTTGTGTAGTTTCTGGAGCTTGTCCTGTAGTAGCAAACAAAAAGTCATCATAGCTTGCATAGGATGGATCATCTTGAAGGGTATAGTTAGATTTAAAGTTTAGATAATTGTTTTCAAAATCTGTATCAAAATCTTCATACTGTGTAGTTTGTGTAGGAAATGCTATGTTGTTAAGATATCCCATAGCCCCTTTAGCAAACTCTGGGCCACCTTTAAGATTTTGGTCTACTGCTAAATTTCCCCAATTGTTTAAAATATTTTTAAGGTCTTGTCCTCTGTTTTTATAATCTTGGTACAGCTTTTTATAAACATCTTTTTCAGTAGCATATCCTTGCTGCTCCATCATAAACCGTACTCCAAATGGAGTAATGGAAGGTTCTTTCTGTGCCCTAGTCAAGGCCATATTAAGTTTATTAGACCGACTACGATACTCATTTTTAATTTGCTCTGCAGTTCCTGACGTTATAATAATATTACTTGGAGCATACAGAGTACTAGTACCATCTTTATTATTTATAATTTTGTATGCGCCTTGACCAATACGAATGTTTTTAACAATCATATGGTTTTGATACTCTTGATCACTTGCAAAGTCTTCACGAGTTCTATTATCATTTATGTATTTATTGTATTCTAATGCTTGGGAACGTTGCCTTGCAGCTTCAAGGACACCCTCTCTGCCTGCACCAGTATAACTAATGGTGCCATCTGCATATTTTACACCAAAAGATTCAACAACATTTTTACCTTCAGCATCTTTTAAAATGTTGCCAGCTTCATCACGTTTAAACTCAACATGCATAGTAGGTACTTCAATGTCTGAATTAGTACTTTGAGTTAATTTTTGCGTAGAGCTTTCAGTAGATGTTTGAGCCAAATCTATAGATGCACTTTCAGGAGAGTAGTCTTGTGATAATCCATGTCGTTCAGCAAAAGTTGTTCCCGCTTCGTGATCATATACTTTGCCTGTACTTTTTGCGGTTAGGGTGCCGTTACCATTATCTGTCCAACCAAAGTCGTTGACTAATCTTTGTTCTACATCAGACAACTGAGAAGAAGCTTGACCAGATTCCTTTGTACCATCCATTCCAAGGCTTGTTCGTAATGCTTGCACAGATGCCGAATAGTCTGTTGCATTATCAAATGCTTTGCCCATATGATAATATGTGCCTGTTTCTGCATCGTATCCGTTGGTTTTATTTACCATTGTATTATACCTTTACTTACCCATTGTCATCCACACTGCCCCTGCAATAAATGTCAGTGTACCGACAGTGAATAATTTTACTACAGTTGACCATATAGATTTACGAGTATCTCTCCATGCTTCAAGTAAACTTCGCATCTCTGTAATGTCTCTATGTGCATCGTCATCTAACAGTCCAATAGAACGTAGTGCCTCTTTAGCTCCACGTCTGGCTGCACGATCTAGCATTTCTTCAAACTCGTCTGATGATAATTTAATGTCGGACATTTGCTATATCTTATGGTTTGGTGGGCCAATCTGAATCCTCAAGATGAGGCCAGTTAGAGTGTGTTGTAATATCACGTAGTGCTTGACGATATGCTGTCTGTGCATCTGTCATGGCAGGACTGTCAGGTAGTGCCCACCAATCTGTTTCTGCTATCTTGTTATTGCGTATGTTTCTGTTTCTTTCAGCATATAAATCGTCATATGCCTGTATCTCTTCTGCTGTCTTACTGACCACATTAAAGTTTAATGTCCAGACATCCTCTACTAATGTTGGATTAGTATCCTCTACCAATTTTTGAGTTCTGATAGTGTAATCAGGTCTTTCAATTGTTACAGGATAAACATCAAAACGTTCTAATACACTTTCTGTAATAGACTTTGGAAAAGAAGTATTAGGATTATCCAGTTTTAATTGTGCGATAGAATACGGATATACCGACACTTCTCCATTTTGTATTTTTGCATATACCATAGTTTTTTCCTTTTAGTTTAGATTTCGTAATCTGCCCACTCAGTGTATGTTGAAGTTTTAGGTTCAGCAATAGTACTATCACTAGCAGTACTTACACTTAGTGCTGCTACCGTTAAGCTAGTTGTAGTTACTGTTGGAGTTAATGACATAGAGCTTAAACTTGAGGAAGCATAAGTATGATAACCATAAGTTCCATGACCACTACCATCTGATGGTAACTTTAAAAGCAATGCTTGGTATTCACCATTAATAATTCCATTAGAATAACCACATACAATCGGCTGATCGTTACTGTCGATTTTAATGCCACTAAAATGAGTTACCCCTCCTGCATAAAAATAATTTTGCCATAGTAAAGTACCGTTGCTTGAAAACTTCATTATCAATGCATCGCTTCCACCATCTGTTCCAACGCCGTATATGTTACCACTACTGTCTACAGCAACGTCATAAAAAGCAGACGCCCCGCTGTTTGCAGTGTCTCTGTATGCAATAGTGGATTGAAGTGTTCCACTACTGTTAATTTTTACTATAGAAGCTGCAAATGCTCCTGGGCGCAACGTCCCTGCCATAAGTATGTCGCCTGAACTATCTAGTGTAGCAGCGTAACACAAGTCACCGCTACTATACCCAATAGCCCTTTGCCATAGTAAAGTACCAGCATTATTGTATTTTGCAATAAATTGATCGTAGCTACCTGAACCTCCGCTGCCTGTTTGTCCAACTATGTAAATATTATTAGAGCTATCTACAACAATGTCTTCCCCTTCATCGTTAGAACTTCCATGTATGTGGCTGTTAAAACTTCCTGAAAGACTATTTAAATTAACGTCCATTTTCTTTGCAAAAAACGCAGTGTTTCCACCTCCTGCGTCTGTTCTTCCAACTAAACAAATATTGCTATTACTGTCAAACACTCCATTTTCATAGATTATAGTTCCTGGGTCTGCAGATGTTCCAAAGTAGTATGTTGTATTTGCATTACTATACCTAGAGCCATCAGATTTATTTAGTCGTCTTACTAATGCTTTGTCGATAATAGAGTTTCCCGACGAATATCCTTGGCGTGTGTATCCTATAACATAAATAACATTGCTATTGGCGGGAGCTTCAGCTACGCTGTGAAGAATACAGTTATTATCAGGAGAAGTGTCATGCTCAATTAATTTTTGCCATTGCAAATTTCCATCAGTGTCATACTTAGCAACCGATCCTTCAAAATAAGTTTGTGAGGGATAATTATATCCAGCATATCCTACTGCATAAATATCATCACTACTATCTACATGAACATCAGTAAAATAATTACGATCACCAGAATCTCCAAATACTCTAATCCATCCAGACTCGCCGCCGCTGCCACCCGATGCCATTAAAAATTTTTTTCCACTACTCATTTATGTTATCCTAAATTCTGTCCTGCCGTAAATCCATACCAAGTAGTACCACCATCATGCGTATAGAATACAAATTGATCTACTGCAGATGCTGTAGAAGTTAATGCTGGTTGTACATTATTAGGCCAGTCAACTGATGTAGGCCACGTAATTGTGTAACCACTGGCACTAGCATCTTGAACTACTTTTAGTGTAAACGAATAGGAAGTACCTGTTGCAGGAGGATTGCTCCACGTAAAGGTAGTCACATCTTCAGTTAGTGTTAGTGCAAATACGTTACCTGAATCACAGTCAAGTGTAGCAGTGCCACTGGATGAACTAATAGCTGTGTACGTATCAGTATACTTTACTCCGTCTACATTGCCTGTATATGTTGCATCTGTGCCATTTGTCCCATTATCAAGAATAACAGTACCATTATTAGCCTTTACATCGCCAAGTATATCACCTGTAACGTTGCCTGTAACAACTCCTGTTACTGTTACGTTAGTAGCATTAACTGCACCTGTGTGAGTACCTGTAGTGTCGCCTGTCAGATTACCACTTACATCACCTGTTAGATTACCTGTTACATTACCTATAAAAGAAGCTGTAATTTGACTTGCGGTAAAGGCTCCAGAAGCATCTCGTGCAACAACTTTATATGCCGTATTATTTGGTGTTGCATCAACAGCCCATGTAGTAGCTGCCGAACCGTCAAAATTATTACCTGTTAAATATGTACCACGAGTAAGAGTACTGCTTACTGATGTGGCAGAACCCGATAATGTAGCTGTAATAGTGCCTGCACTAAAGTTGCCTGATGCATCACGAGCTACAACTTTACTTGCAGTGTTAGCTGAAGTTGCATCTACAGCAAGTGTACCACTAGTGGTAATAGTTCCACCTGTAAGATAGCTTCCTCCAGTAATAGATGTAACTGTACCGCTTGTAAGTGTTAAATCATTATTAAATCCAGAAAGATTAATGTTAGCTTTAGTTAATTTTTTCTGTGCATTTGCACTATCTACAACAACAAAGTAATCACCGTCACCATCTGTAGTAGATGTTGTAAGCTCACTAAGATCAAGGTTGACTGTAGCAGTCCAACCTTCTCCTGCTGTACCACTAATGTCAATAGCATCACCTGCAGAAACAGCAGCCACATAGTTACCTGTAGTTTTAGTTCCAAGTGCAATAGAGTTATCTGGCACAGTTAAAGAGGTACTTACACTAAGTGTGCCTATAGTTGCAGTAGTTGAACTTACAGTAGGAAGGTTTGCTGTACCGTCAATATAAATGTTCTGCCATTTTTCTGCTGCAGTTGCACTACCAATATTATACGTACCACCTGCAGATGGCAACAAGTTAGATGCAATATCAGCATTTACCGTAACTGTATCTGCATTGTCACTGCCTAGTACAGTGTTGCCATTTGCTGTAAGGGTATTAGTAAGAGTAGTTGTACCTGTAACTGAAAGGTTGTTAGACAGTGTTGTAGCACCTGTTACACCTAATGTACCGCCCACTGTAGCATTTGTAGCAACATTAGCATTGCCAGACAAGTGCAGGTCTTTAAACTTGTAAGGAGTTGTACCTTCACCTAAGCTAACTACATTGTTTGTTTTAGGTCTAAGTAAAGAAGCTGTAGAAACAATGTCTTGAGTCGGACCAAGAACAGTAATAGGTGCCCCTTCATCTGCCGTACCGTCGTGTGTATGCCCAGTAGATTGATCAAAAGCAGCTTCAATGGCATTAAATTCATTATCGAGATCATCAGCATCAATAACGTTACCATTGGCAATGTTATTGTCTGTATCTGTCCGTGTGTAACCCGTACCCATATTATTTTCCTTACTGTCTATCGTTTACTGCATACTCAAATATCGCAGTATCTAACAAAAACGAAGCATCTGAACTATTGTCTTCTATTCGTATAGCTACAGTTTCTCCTGATCCAACTATCTGGTTTATGTAACTTTGTGTTCTTGGTGCACCATACTTTGAGGTATTATATATCGTTGTGTTATCCCCGTAAATACCAATTGTAGTTCCAGTTTGTGTAATATTAAAACTTGCAGGTTGAATGTAGTCTGCTCTGTTTTGGTTGTATTTAACACCTGCAACAATATTTAATGAACCAAATGGTTTGATGTACATATCAAGCTTATAAAAAGTTTTACGCATTTGTGGATCAGTTATAGGCATATAGGGAGATTCAAAGATTGCATCTATGTTTTCTCCGTCCCTACTTGTTCCAGTGTCCATATTATACACGTAACCATCTTCATTTGCAAACACTCTATACTCATCTTCATCAATAAATTGTGAGTCTGCAATATAAACCTTAAAACCTTTTAGTTCTGCCCACTGAAAACCCTGACCACCTTGGTCAATAAATTTACTTCCTAACACACCCCTAGCAACGTTGACACGTTCACCTGAAACATAAGCAAACAAACGATACTGTGCTTTACTTCTAATTACTGTACTTGAGAATACAGTGGCATAGTCTTGCAGTCTCGCAACTGTAGGTCTAATGTTTTTAGACGCAACGTCAATGCCAAAGTCACCAATACGTTCTGTTGAACTCAAAGTACGTAGACCGTCTGGCCCAAGGAACATAACGTCAGCACCGACTTCCTGAATTGTGTCAGCACTAAGACAACCCAAGTCTTCCGTAACTGGTGTCAGTGCAAAGTCAGCAGAAGTAGCACCTGTTAACCTTACAATCTTATCGTATGCAAAAATAATTAACTGATCACGAAAAACAATTAGTCCTGTAATCTCTGATCCTATACTAATACTGCCTGCACCATTAGCTGGATCAAGATCGTCTGGTGTATAAGGAGCAGTAAATACTAACTCAGTACCTACCCCAAAGAACAAAGTACTTTTAAACATACACACATGACTTGCTCCCTCTACAGGAGTGTTTATGTTTGTTGTGACTACATTACCCTCTGAGTCAGTAGAAGCAGTTAAGTATGTTAGTGTATTATCTGCAATATCATAATAAGCAGGATAGTTAACACCATCAACAAAACACATAATAGGATCATTTGTGAAGTTATAACGAGCCTGACGTACTTTTGTAATTGTTGTATTAGGTGCAGTGCCTAACGTTGCCCATGCGGGAGTAGAGTCTGTGGCATCCGCAATATAATAAATACCGTTACGTGCAGCTATAACCTTTTGATTGCCTGTATCTTGCACAATAGCTAGTGCCTGTATAACACCTGTACCCGCAACAGCACTGTCAATAAATTTATTGTACCCTGAAACTTTTTTATATCCACCATCTAGTGATGGTTCAAAGTTTTGTAACAAAGCAGCAGAACCAACTGCATTCATACCTTGCTGCAAGGGGCTGATGTTTGTAATTAACCCACCTGTAAAAGGAACTGGGAATGTTTGCCACTGTGTAGCCATAGTATTACACTTTCATGTTAGTAAAGTAAGAAGTATTCTTTTGTATAACAGTTGATCTAATATAGTCGTAACTGTTAATGTACAAACTTCTCATATACTTTATGCCCTCTTGAAACTTTTGTTGTGCTACTTGAGATGCCTGTGCATCACCCCTAAACTGATATGCATAGAACATTGCACCATCTACAATGATATGTTTAAACTCTAATGGTACACTTGGTACATCATCGTATAGCTCTAACTCTACTGGATTACGATAGTATTCATAGTCTAGTTCATAATCTTTATCTGGTGTAGGCAGGATTAAGAACTCTTGACTTGGAGCACGTACTACAAACTTTGGTACAGAACGTTTACTACTACTAGTGTTATACTCATAATCTATGTATTTGTCAAGATATTCTTGATAGTCCATAGGTTTTAATTTAATTGTTTCAACATTTAAGTCTGCATCACGTCTAATTCTGAAGCTATTCATGTCTAATAACTTAGCATCAGAAGGGTATCCATAACGCAATATGCCTGTAGTTAGTATGTCTTCTTCAGTTACATGGTTCCAAGGCCATTTGTATTCTTCGTGATTGACATGTCGAATAGCAGAGTTAACTGCATCTTTAGCTGTATTGTAAAACCCAGTAGCTGTAGCAAAGTTAGAACTTGAAAGCTCTACCTCATTAAGTCTACGGTTTATTTCATTTACAAGTCCAAGAAAATTATATGCCATTATTTATTCCTCACACGTAGTCTGATGCTTCGTTCTACAGTAAGTCCATTGCTGTCGGTTATCTGACATGTAAACTTATACAGTTTATTGTTAGTGCCTGACCCAATGTGTGCAGTAACTACTGTGCTTGTGTTAGATGACGAAACTAACTGAACGCCATTTACTAATGGTCCACTATCTGTAAGTTGTGTCTTAGTCCCATCTGCTGCATCTACATACCAAATATAGCTTGATATAGTTGCATCCCCAAGAAAACGGGACCAATCAATACTGTAATCAAGTGTTTCATCAGGGTCTTTGTTGGGCCATTTTAATGACATTGTATTATCCTTTAAGCTGCTCTGGCATATACTGTTCTATATTCAGAAGGTTGGGGTTCAATATATACTGTTCTATTCTGTGCTTCTTCTACATAAACTGTTCTTGCTTCTGATGGTTGTGGTTCAACGTAAACTGTGGTATAGGGAACCTCATTTACAAATACTGTTCTTGTAGTATTGTCTGTTAGTTCTTTTATGTATGCAGTACGAACTCTACTGTAAAGTTCTTTTAGTGCAGCATAATCAAATCTTGTAGTTAGTACTGTTACATCATTAGTGCTTAATGTTGCAGACACACTACTTGCTACAACGGTAGCACCTGCAGTAACAGTGACAGTGTTTACGGCGGTAGTGCCTAGTACACTTTGTCCTGTAAGATCAACGTCAGCATTTGCAATGACATTAACGTTGTCTCCGTTAAACTGTACTGTACCTTCTACGCCACCTATATCAAATAGTGCAGTACCCGTAACCGTTACATTGTTGTCTGCTACACCTGTAGCTTCAACTGCGTTTGGTACAACAACGGCAGTACCTGTTACTGTAACGTTACCGTTTAACGATAATGTAGCTTCAAACGAGTCACTGATTACAACTAATGCATCTGCATCAACAGTGACTTCATCTCCACTAACTGTAGGATCGTCTGTTATTGCTTCGGCTTCAACACCGACTATGCTAAACAATGCAGTACCAGTAATGGTCAGAGCATCGTTTATTTCACCCGTAGCTTCAACTGAAGTTGGTACAACAGTAGCACCAGCAGTGACTACAGAGTTTGGATCAACGGTAGCTGTAGCTTCAAACGAATCTGTTATAACTGTTAGTGCATCAGCTATAACGACAGAGTTTGTGTCTACCTCACCTGTGCCCTGTACCCCAGTAATGCTGAACAGTGCAGTACCAGTGACACTAACATCATCATTGATACTGCCTGTAGCTTCTACTGCTGTAGGTACAACGGTAGCACTTGCAGTTACGGTTACATCTGCTATTGATAATGTAGCAGCAAACCCAGTTACCGTGATCGTAACATCGGCCTGTTCATAGCTTTCACCGAAGCTGGCTACGGAAAAAGGATTTTGTGAAAAGGCCATTAGCTACTCCTTATGCGGCAGCTTCTTCTTCTTTAGTAAGAGATTCCTGCAGCATTTTCATAAATGCATCTCTGCCTACAGATAGTTGATCTAAGTTAAACTTAGCAGAGTTAATCTTTTGATCTAGTGAGGCAACATGATTAATCAGTACCTTCTGTTCCTCTGTAAGTTGATCTTCTGTGTAATCTACGTCATCAATAGTGATAACAGTAGCCTTTTTTTCTTTAGCCATTGTTTTCTCCTTTATGCTAAAATTTATGCGGCAGCATCGTGTGATTGTGCCCCATACCATGTTGCTCCACCATCTCTTGTGTAGAACACATACATGTCTAATTCACCAGTTCCTGGCGCATCTGGTACTGTACCTCCTGACCATACAACAGAGCTAGGCCACGTAACAGTATAAGCAGTAGATGCGTTGCCAACCAGTTGTAACACAAAAGAAGACGACCATCCACTAGAAGTCCCACCAAATGTAAATGTAGTATTGCCTGACATTATCAAAGCAAATGCACCTGCTGTATCGGGATCACACGTTACGCTGGTTCCACTAAGTCCACGAAACTCTTCTTGTAAAGAGCCATCATGTATTTGTGTGGTTCCATATATTTGAAACGTGCCTGTGCTTGCTCTTATAAGGTCTTCTGCACTATGGTAAAGATGATCGGCAGGAATTATTTCAAAGCTTCCAGTTGGCTCCTTGTGCCAAAGAGTACATTCGTCGCCACCACTGTTTTCTGAAAATCTCGCATACAGTCTATGCCAACCTGCCTGAAGATAAGCTTGCCCAGAATTTTGATAAGCATAAGCACCTCCAGAATAAGTACCAGTTACACCGTGTCCTTGGTAAAAATCAGCAACCCTTACACCGTCAATAAAGAAATCGGAAGCATCATCAGAGTCAATACCGAACTCATAAAGCCCCTCTGTAGGTGCCCAGTAATAGCCATGAAACTCTACTTGATAATAATCACTATTTTTAGTAAAGCCGTTTACGGTTGAAGTTACCCCCCACTCTAATAAGGATGAACTATTTTTAATTCTGTTAGTAAGATCAAAACGATTTAATGGGTGTACAGATGCGGTAGGGTTATTATAGTATCTGTAAACAAGTCCTGAAGGGAAGTTGGCATATTTAGTTGTTTCAGCAGGTCTTATAATACCATTGTTTTCTGCAACATAAATATCTCCGTTAACATGTAGCTCTTCTTGAGGACTTGTAGTGCCTATGCCGACTTTACCATCAACTTGAACTTCGAATGCAACATTACCACTTCTGTTGACTGTTTTAAACATTGCAACTGCATTGTCGTTTGTTGTTCTAGTTGACGAATCAATTACAACACCTTCACCTGATCCGTTAAGTGCAGTACTGATGAGCATAGTACCTGTTGAGGAGTTTGCAGTTGACTGATTATTTACTGTTACTGCCCAAGTTGGACTTGTGGTGCCAATACCAACTTTACCATCATCTTTAATAAAAAAGTCTATATTAGCATCTGTTAAGTTACCAAATGCTGTATTTGTTTCACCAGCTGCAACACCAAAGCCTTTGAGATTGCCAGTTTTGATAACAGCAGCTCCATTTGATCCAACACCTGTTTTTAGTCCAAAATCAATACCATCACTTTGAGTTCTAAATCTCATATATTGATCTTGATAGTTAACATTGCCTAATAATAAAATTTGTCCTGTGGACTCTACTTCTAATTTAGCAGATGGACTTGTGGTGCCGATACCGACATTACCGCCAACTATAAGATTACCTGTATTTAGTTCTACCGATACTTTTGCGTAAGCAGTCCTAGCTGTACCTTGACCGTTGTAAACCGTTCTTGAGCCAAGGCTATTTGTAGATGTTCCAGAGTTGAAAAGAATTGTATCGGCACTGTTATCTGCCATAATGTTATATTCAACATATGGTTCAAAGTCAGCAAAAATAATAGTGTCACCTTCAGGCTGTACTTGCTGAATTGCAATAGCAGGTACATTGGCGGCACTTGATTTAACTTTAACTGCAGGAAGTGTTATATTGCCAGTTTGAGGTTCAACAGGTGCAGCATGACGACCTGTCATTTTGTAAATTTCTGCAATCTCGTAAGCGTTTAAACCTCTTTTATAGAGCCTAAAGTCACTTAAAGCATGGTCTGTAGCATAACTCGTAGTGTAGTTTGTTACGTTAATTGTATGATAACGGGTTCCTGTACCTGTACCTGTACTTCCAGTGCTTGTTCCATCGTACCAGCCAGTTATAGAACCTGTGCCCGTTCCTGACGCATGTAGTTGTCCATCAAAATATGCATAAAAAGTTGTGCCTTTTTTAACTAGACACCAATGATGCCATGAACCTATCCCTGGATCAATAGTTGAGGCAGTAAGGTCTATATATTGACTGCCATTTTGCTGATTGGTGTGGAATCCGTACTCACCTCCTACGTTTCTTAAACCAAACCAGAAATTATTAGGCGTACTCCAAGAAGTAAAAAGACCAACATAACTATTAGTAAAAGTTGTATCTAATTTACAGAAGAACGAAATAGTAAAATCATCACCATTACTGATACCCTCAATAGGAGCAGCACCTAAATCAATACCTGTTAGGTTACCACCTGTGTCCATGCCTTGACCACCAGGAGCATCAACATTTGTATAAGTGCCAAATCTTGTTCCTGTTACATCGCCAATGCCTTTATTTGGTACAGTGGTATCTGCAACATCCATTTGAAAATGCAGCACTAAATCAGGATCAGACGTACCGTCAATTGTTCCTTTCGCAACACGCAAGCCAGAATTAGTAGTGCTGGTAGTACCAATGCCAACTTCTTGACCAAAGTTAACAGGAACATAAAACTCAAAAGGATAACCTGTTGTTCCAGCTTTATGTTCAAATATTATATCATCACGAGGTGCAGATATATTAGATGCAGATTGAATGCCAGAAAACGGTGCACCAAACATAATATAGTTGTTTGTGCCTGATCTTAACCCTGTCCAATACTTATTGGTAGTAGCACCATTAATGGAACCACCTCTATGGAAAGTAATTCCCGCCCACCCATTTGCATTGTTATCTAAGATATTTAGTCCGTCATTCCAAGACCCAGGACCATTAGACCTAATAATTGCATCTCCATCTAAAAATGAACTGTAAGTAGCTGAACCATGATCTACGTGTAACTTATAACTTGGACTTGTGGTGCCGATGCCCACGTTTCCGCCAGAAGTAATCATCATTCTGTTGGTAGTGGTTCCATTATTATTTTCAACAAACGATAAAGAATAGTTTGATCCACTATTATTATTGCCGTCTACACTTAAATAGAAGCCTCTATTAGCAGCGGTTTCCATTAAAAGAACAAAAGAATCAGCAGTAGTTGCATTTATCAACAAACCACCACTAGATGATCCACTATTAATAGTTAATTTTTGTGTTGGATTTGTAGTTCCTATGCCCACGTTACCTGTATTATACTCAATAGTTAACCGTTCATTTGCTCCTCTAGTTGTATCGTGAGAAATAATTGCAAAGTCAGCTTGGTCTGAGCCTACGTGCCCTATCTTCCAATCAGTATAGGCATCACCGCCAAATGTATCTGTAGTTCCCCGCATAAATTCTATAGCAGTACGTGGGGTACTGATATGATCTGCGTGTAACCTTAGATTTGCTGTACCTGAAGTTCGTTTTATTTCTAGTGCAGTATTTGGACTTGTGGTTCCGATGCCAACATTACCGTAGAAACTAGAATCTAAATTACCAGATGCCCCACCCGTTCCTAATTGCGCAGTAAGTTGACCAGTTCTACCATAAAACCTGTGACCTATAGTATTAGAACCAGTACCCCAGCCATCTGGGCCATACCTGTTGTAATAACTTTCAGTACCAATTAAGTGTGCGTCATTGCCGCCCCACAAATCTATATTATTAGAAATGTGAGAAGCAGCTTGCGCAAACTGTATTCTTTGTGAATAAGCAGTACCAGAGAGGTAGAGGTCTTTGAAGCGGTAGCCAGATGAACCCAAATCAATAGACGCATCACGCCTTGCTTGGGTTGATGTATTTAATGGTTCTATTGAATCTGTGGAATTTACAAATCTTAAACCTGTGTCAGTCGTTCCAAGATAAAGATCACCACCAGTAACCCCAATACCACCAATCTGAGAGCCATCACGCCGAAGGTCTATAATATCTCCGTCTGATGTCTTACGGTTGAGGGTCATTGTTTTTAGGTTGTCGGTAACGCTTTCAATCAGACCAGGATATGAACCGCCGTAGATGACCGTTCCTGCTGTACCAAGAGAGCCAGTAGTTTTACCCACAAAGAGATTACCGCTGCTGTCGATGCGCATGGCTTCTGCTTCTACACCGCTTGCCGCTGTTCTAAAAATCAAGTTAGTGCTAGTAGTACCTCCACTACCTACGGCTATAGTTAAATTAGTTCCTGTTAAACCTAAGCCACCATAAGCAGTTGTAGAGCCGTTTGAGTGCTCAATACGAATACCGTCAAGGCCATTTAAATCTGAAACAGCAGATTGTTTAACTTGAAATTTTGATGCTGGTGAACTTGTTCCAATTCCAACTCGACCATTACTATCAATGATCATACGTTCTACCGTATTCCACGGAGTATTGGCTTCCCTTACAGCAAATGCAAGGTATGGGTCTGTTCCTGATGTGACACCAGAACGTATTTCATTATATGCACTAAGAGTAGATGCAGGTTGAGCTAGTCTAAATACAGTCTCTGCCGTACCTGACCCTGCTGTTGTACCTACAACGTCTAAGTTTGCTGCTGGACTTGTTGCACCAATTCCAACATTGCCACTAGTATCTTCTGTAATAGCATCTGTTGTAATTCTGCCAGTTACGTCAATACCTGTGGAGGTGGTGGTAAACTTGAGTGCGTTGTTGTGATTTAATTGCACTGCGCCAGCAACGTTAAATGACGCAGATGTTTTAGAAGCATCTACATTGGCAATTTTTATAAACTGATAGCCTTGGATATTAATTCCACCAGTTCCATTATCTAAAATATAACTTTCTGACCCATCATGGTAAATCTGTAGGTCAGAGCTATCACCAAACTGTGCTTTAACGTTATCACTAAAGTTTAGGTTACCTGCAGTTTTAGTGTCCACTACATCACTACGTAGGAATTGTGAACTGTCTATACCGTCAAGTGTAACAGCATCTACGTTTGTTATGTTTGCACCATCAGCAGCAAACTCTGTACCTGTAAGAGTTAGACCTGTACCTGCAGAATAAACAGCAGTAGATGCAACTTGAGTAAATGTAATGTTAGTTGTACCAAAGGTAATCGTACCAGAGGTATTCATTACATAAAGTTCACCAGCACCTGCTGCACCCTCAAGTACAAAGAATGCATCACCTTGACCTAGTGAGTCAGGATCAGATGGGGCATAACTGTCTGCATCTGTAGCACGAGTAAGTACCCAGTTAGTACTTGCGGAACCTACGTTGGTAACTGTGTAGATACCGTTTTCGTAACCGTTTGTTTGTTCATAGATAAGTACACGGTCATTAAGTGACAAAGCAACACCGTCAATTGTCAGTGCTGCCTGTGTACTGTTGTTAGTTAGTGTAGCTCCTACACCTGCAGTTCCATTGCTGTATGTAGCACTTAGGTTACCCTCTTGCTCAACACGTACAGGATCATGGTAGTGTAGACCTGCTGCAGCAATCGTATCTACATACTGCTTTGTCGCAGCTTGTAAATTAGACGTGGGGTCTTGCACCAGTGTTAAGTCACCTGATGGATCAAAGAAAGCAGCCTTACCTGCAGGTTGCGTAATAAAGACTTCTGCTTGTGCTGACAGATCAATCGCACTGTTAGAGTTAGAAGAAGCAAGCACAGTAGTACGAGCCAAAGTAGTTGTACTCTCTGTCCATGTACCTACACCTACTTCCCACTCATTAGTGCTTACTTCAAAAATAGCATAGTAAGTAGTGTCACCATCGGACAAAGCATTAGCAAATGTTTGAAAGCCCGATACAGTTCCATTGAGTACTATACTACCTGTACCAGTAGTAGTTGTGGATTGTTTTACTCTGTCTTTTACAACAAAAGCCATTAAGATAACCCCTTATTATGCGATGCGAATAATTGCTGTAGAAGCACCTGGAGTTGGGAACTCGACTTTAAATGTACCGTTAGTAGAAGTTTTAGTTCCACCGAAGTCAATTACACAGATAGCTCTATCCCCTGCTGTTTCATTGTAGATAAGACAACCGTCTGCAGAAATAGTAGCAGAAGTCCACTCTGGATCAGTACCAAAGTCTACATAAGCAGTTGTTCCACTTGTTGTAATACTTGCGTTTGCCAGAGTTTCTGCGTCTGGAGTATAGCCTGTGCCTGAAGCTTCGTCAGAGTTACCTGTCAAGTTTGAGTAGTTAGTTGTTGTAGCATCATACGTGCCTGTAGGAGAAGCTTTAATAAGTGCAATCTTAATAACATCACTATCTAAATCATGAAGACCGCCAAGTAGTTCTGCTTTAAAACTCGTACACATTGCTGTTGTGATAGCCATTTTAATATCCTTTAGATAAGCCTAAAGGGGCCAGTTTCCCAGCCCCTTAAAGTGTTTTTAATTATGCTAGTGTGTCACGGTCAACTTCTGCCGCACCACGTGTTGCTTCGTTAACATCAACAACGATTGCCCATACACGAGCAGTTACTGTTGCTGCTGGAGAAGCAGTCGCAGTACCAGTTACGTCGATTGTGTCTTCTGCTGCAACGATACCCTGTGTTTGAGTACCGAATGCGAAGTCACCTGCAGAACCACTGTCTACGGCTGTAGCAGCCATAAATGTAGTTGTGCCATCTGTAACTGTAACGTCATAGTCTGCTGAGTCCATTGCATCAATCAACTCAACACCTGCTGCTAGAACAAGAGTACCTGCTCCAACAGTTGGACCTGTCACTGTACCAGTTGTAGTTGGAAGTTCGACTTCCTTTTCAACCATGATTGCTTTTGAAAGCAAAGAAGTAGATTTAGCCATTGTATAATCCTCCTCTTATGCCAAGTTATATGCTGCAGTAACGATTGCTTCTGGGCGAAGAATCTTGCGACCATATAGGTGCATACCACGAACAATGTCAGCAAATGAATCAGGGTCACGGTATGTTTCAGTTTTGTTGATCTGCTCTGCAGTTGCAACGGCTGAATCATGACCAGCAACGATGATACCAAAGTTAGAGGCGTTAGGGCCACCAACAGTTGACGCACCTGTACCCAATGAAGGTAGGTTGTTTGAAGTGTAAACACGGAAACCATGTAGGTTGTTTACCGCCAAGCCATTTTGTAGACCTGAACCACCCCAATCAGCCTGCATTAGGCGTGAGTCTTCGTCTTTCAAGACTTCCATAAATACTGGGTCCACAACGATCCAACGACCTTGTGTATCAACATTTTGTTGGTCCATCAAACGTGACATACGTGCAAGAATCTGCAATGGGAATGCGTTACCCGCAGTTGTAGATTTTGCAGCAGTAGCACCGCCTGCACGTGCCTCAATACCAATTGAGTTATTTGCAGAACCTGCTGTTCCAGATGTGTTAGTAAAGTCAGATGCGTCTAGTGACATAGAAGCCAATAGTTCCGCACCAACTAGGTTAGCACCGTCTGAAGCTGTATCAATAGCTTTGTCGCCATTTACAGTTGTGTTTACTGCGTTTGCATTTGTATGCAATGCAGACTGTTTAAAACCAGATAGGTAGCCAAGAACTTCTTGGTCCATTTGGTCTGCCAAACGATATGCGGCACGATCTGACGCAAGACTTTGGAAATTGACGTGGCTGTGAGCCTCTTCAATATCGTCCACCTTGAAAGCAAAATAGTTCGCTTTGTCGATGGTCAATGAGAAATCCTCATCGTCCAAATCTTGTGGTGTGATTTGTGTACCACGTTCGTATTGTTTCACGGTGATCTCAGGTTCTTTAATGATTTTTACTGAGTCACCCATTTGTGCGATCTCTCCGAAATAATCAGAGTTTGTAATCGCTTCAACAACAGATGCCTTGCGGAATGCAAGTTGCACCTGTTTAGAATAGATCACTGGTGAGAAATTACCGTTTGGTAAGTTACCGTGACCTGCTGCTTTTGCGAATGCCATTATATTTCTCCTTAAAAGCAATACAGATGCAAAACTAACTATACTTATACGAAGGCTAATTCTACTAGGGTGCGTATCTTACAATGTTGGCCTACACTGTAATCTACGGGCCATGAGGGATTAGGTTGTCCGAAAGGATATGTTGTTTGCTAATATAGAGATTAGTACAGGTATCCATACTGGGGCTGTACTAACCTACCATTATATATAGTTATATCATAAATAACTAATATGTCAATACTATTTACCGAGCAGAACCAGATAAATCGTAAATAAAGTTGCCTGTGCGAATAGCTTCCATGATCTCATCAGATCGTTTCTCGTATTCTTGTGCAGACATCTTTTGTACCTCAGATTCTAACATAGCACCTGCAGTGCCAGTAGATTGAGGTGCACTACGTTCATTCCGTGCGCCTACGGAACGTGCAGCATCTTTTGATGAAGATGAACGTTTTGTTTTAATATTACGATCTGCCTTGTACAAATCAATTGCACGAGCAGCGGAACGAGCATCTTCATTATTCTCATACAGTGCGTCTTGTACCCACTTAGGCTGTTCTTCAGCCCAGTTATGAAAGTCGTCACTATCACGAATTTCACCAAAGTCTGGGTGTAGTCGCATCAATTCAGCTTCTGCTTTCTCACGTGTAGCATTAGCTTTCATCTCGTCTATTTCTTTTACACGAGCTTCCAGACTTTCTGATTGTTCTTTTGCTTTTTTAATTGCAATAGTTTCAACAATAGCAGCTACGTCTGGGTACTTCTTTGTCCAAGCTTCAATGTCTTCATCAGACTTAGGTAGTTTAATTTCACTCTTAGTTGCTTGGTTCAATTGATCTTGAAGTGCTTTAATCTTATCTTCAAGTTCTTTTTCTTTTTGTTGTTGATGTCTACGTAGATCACCATAACGTTTTTTAAAGCTACGTTCTTCTGCAGTATCAGGTTCAGCTTCTTTTGGTTCTTCTTCAACCTCACCTTTTTGTTCTGCGATTAGTTGCTCTAACTCTTCTTCTTCTTGCTTGATTCGTTCTTCGTTTGTATACTTGCGATTTGCAAATGCTACTTTCTTTTCTGGCTGTACTTCTTCAGCCATAATTGTATCGGACATTTTATTTCCTTTTCTAGGGCCACCGTAGCCTGTTGGTAGGGGGATGGGTAGCTAGACAAATATAGCAGTTACTTTTTACGTGCTGCTAAACCACGTGTTGTGTCTGGCTTTCGTGAAGATTTAAACACAGGCCGTGCCAGACCGCCTTTATTTGCTCCCCAAGTAGTTGGATCATTCATGTCAAACTTTTTACCGCTTGCTTGATACTCTTCCGCTTGTTGTTGGATAGCTTGTTCCATTGGGCTTTCACCTTGTTGGAATACTTGTGTTGTTTCAGTTTGACCTGTTTGACTATCTGTATAAGATACCTCTCGTCCTGATGTAGATGACTTAACGCCAAATGGATCATAGTCTTTGCTTTGCCCAGCTATAACTGCTTGACTTGTTACTATTTGTTCGTCTGCAGCAGCGGCAATAGTTTGCTGTGCAGGAGTAAGTGCTTCATATTCTTTTTGCATACTTACGTAAGGACGACCACCTACAGTTGCTAAAGTTTCTCTTGTACCTCGTTTAACCCCATAAGTTTGTGCAATTATATTATCTAGTTTATTTTGAAAGCTATCAGGCGTTTCGGTTTTTAATGCTTCTACCGCTTTACGAGCCTCTACCCGTTGTACCATAGCAGGATCAGCAGCACCTACTTCCACTAGCTTTTCTTCACTTTTCTCAATAGTTTCTTGTTGTTTTTTAGTTCTATCGGTTGGAGGAATCTCACGCAAAGATTTAAGTTCATCTTGAATACGTGCAATGTTAGTACCCTCATCTACTGTAGGCTTTTCAATAAATACTTCAAGCTCTACTGGGATTTCTTCTCCAATTCTGTCAAGTATTTCTGGAGAACCTTTAGTGCTAACTTCTGTTTCTTCTAAGTCATCCGTTTTAGAAGGAAACGTTGCGGTTGCTGCACCAGAAGCATCAAGCATTTCTTGCTCCATGTCTAATTCAGGTTTTTCAATTTCAGGAGTTTCTATTTCTGGTGTAGGATCAATAGGCTTTATATTTCCTTTTTCATCTACTTCCATTCCAGCATCAGCAAGAACAACAGGGTCTACCCCAACACTAGTTAATGTTTTTTTATCTGTATCTTTTGGAGAACTATTGGCATCTCCTGCGGCAACTTTTTTTACTTCTTTCTTTTCTTCTTCTCCAAAATCAAATATACTACTTACAGTATCTACTACACTATCAAGTATTGTTTTCTTTTCGCCTGTACCTTCTAACTGTGCTTTTAGTTCTCGTAGTTTTGCTACTTGACCTTTGACAGGAGTTTTCTTAGCTTCTTCTATTTTTGCATCAATCATTTCGTATGCAACTTTTTTCTGGTGTTTGTTTGCTAAGTGAAATAGTCCACCCATAAGACCGCCACCAAGAGCAGAAACAATACCAGTAGTAAGAGCATTAGTGTTGGCTACTTTATCTAACTCGTCAATCCACATCTGTAGTTGTTTACCTGATTTATCGCTGGCTGTATCCATTCTCCAGCCACCAGCTTTTTGAAAATCGGAACGTGTGTCTACAGGAGGACCACCGCCACCATCATCACTTGGCACTACTGTAGGGATAGCTTCAGTAGTTTCATCTGATACAGCATCGGCTACTTCAGTTTCATCCATGCCTGCTACCCATTCGTCATACAGAACATATCCTTCTGGAACTTCTTCTTGTGGAACACCGTTTAAAGACAGAATATTAATTACGTCTTTTGTTTCAGGGTTAATGTACATAATGGCCTCATAGCCCTCTAGTACATCACTTGCATCTTTTTCAATCTTAGCTGGCTGTCTTGTAGAAGGTGTCTGCTCAGACAACTGGGTAAATCCTGTAACGTCTACACCTGACTGTGCATGTAGTACGCCACCATGTGCCATCTTTGGTTGCATCTGCATTTGCATTTGATTTGTTACTTGTGGCTTAGGGGGATTTGCCAATGGACTTATTTGACTGTACGGTAGATTATCTGGAATAGTAGCTTGCTCTGAGTTACCCATCTGTCCCATTTGATTCATGCGTTCAAGACCGACCTTAGCATCTTGACGTAATTTCATAAGATTGTCAAGCCCTATGTAACGAACTACATCAGCAGGTAAAACAAATTCACCTTCACTTAACATAGCAGGAACATCATCACGAACTTCTTTTTTAGTACTTCCAACAGGTACATCATTTCCAGATACAGGATCAATAGACTGACCTTGATCTTTTAATCCACCATCTTCAAATAGTTCCATTTGTTTTTCATACATTTTTTAGTACCTCATCCCGTAGTAGTTTTAATCTACGTAACTGATATATTGCACCCTGTGCCCTGTGTAATATCTGAACATTGTCGGTTTGTTCCATTACACGATGTTGTTGGGTTATTAATACGTCTAAGTATTTTTCAAAGTTATCCCATTGGGGCTGGTTGCTGACCAGACCCTTGAGCTTGTTCAGGTGCTCCCTGTCCTGCATTACCACTAAATCCTTGTTCTTGTGGAGTAGGTGCCTGTCCAGTACCTATAGTACCTCCACCTGCTCCTGATGTATCCGCTGGGTTTGCTCCTGCTGGACCTCCCTGCTGGGGCTGCTGTTGCTCTTGAAAGCCTTTCATTAGCTCTGCTTGGATTGCAGCATCATTCATATTGTTGGTAACTTTGTCGGGGTCAAGATCAAGAGACTTTGCAATCTCTCGAATAATATATTGAAACTTAGCAAACGGAGCAAGCGCAGGATTAGATGCAACCTGCAAGAACTGCATCAAACGTTGACTGCGTACTTCGTTAGCCATCAGAGATTCTGTGCCACGTGCTTTAACTTCTAAGTCGCCTTTAATCTCTGGATCAAAATCAAACTGCATATTAAAACGGAACAACCCTTCGCCTAATGGACGAAGAAGGTAATCGTCTACGTTTTTAATAACATTCTTAATGGCACCATTAGCAGCACCCATTAGCATACTAATGCCACTAGCTGTACGTCCTACACCTGACACACCTGTTTGTCCATGTGCAAACGATGGAAAGCCAGTAGATTCATCAGCAAGTACTCGTGCCTTATCGAATAGCTGTAGGTTCTCCCCTGCAACATTTGGGAACTTGGTGCCAAAGATAGCCTGTCCTGGTGCACCACCTTGTCTGCGGAATACTTTGCCTGGGTATACTGATAGGTCTTGGCCTGGAACCAAGTTAGTTTCATCTACCTCAATTAATAGGTTACCAGATAATACAGCATTGTCAACAGCCATTCGCATGAAACCATTCATCAATGTTTGTGTATCGTCCATATTCTCAGCAATACCTACACCAAAGAATGAATAAGGATTCAGTTCATACGGTGCTGCCATGTAAGGAATCTTAGCAGGCTTGAACGGGTTTAGTACCATACGAATAAGTTTATCATTACATATCCATACGTTTGCCTGTAGCTCATCTACCTCTTGCAATTCATCGGGAATGTCTACGCCTTGTTCGATTAGCATTTCAACGTCTACCATACCCCAGTACTCTAGTACCTCAAAACGTTCAATGCCATGCTCTGGTGCATAGTCTGCTAGGTCATCTTCCCAATATTCTTTATTGTAGTTTTCACCAAAAGAGATTGCCTCATCAATTACGGAGGCACGGAAGTATGGACGTTTCTTTAGTGCACGTAGTTGTGAACGAGACATCTTATGACGTTCAATCACAAACTGTGCTTCTTCCATATTGTTTGCGTCTGGGTCTGGGTAGAAGTTCCAAACAGATACGTGATTAACTTGTGGTATTGTTTTAAATGAAGGAGAGTACTCACCTGTTTCGTCATCCCAGTTAGGATACTCTTTGTCTACAGCAAACGGTCCCTTCATAACACCTGTGCCAAACAATGCCATTTCAAATGCAGTACTACGCAGATGCTTAGACGCAGAAGATTCATCTAACTGATCTTGAATTTTCTTCTGCATTTTCTTAGCTGCAATCATGGCAGGGCTAAACGTAACAGCAGTAGGTGTTGTACCTTTACCTTCTTTTACCCCATCAATAGGACCAAGCTTTTCACGTAGTTCTGGGTTCAGTAACTCTTGTAATGTTTTACTTGTAGCACCTTTAGGTATATCTCTACCGTCACCCTTAAAACCATATGGACTTACAGGTTGATTCTTTTCGTCTGTCTTTAGTTGGTCAGGAAGTTGTGGGTTTGTGTCAAAGTGCACATCCTCTACTACACCCTCTGGTAATTCTGTAGGATCAACTGTTAAAGGAAAACTATTCTTGGCAAACAGTACATCTACAATCTGACCATATGCAGCAAGTGTTTTTGTTTTTGTGATCTTAATAAATACACGAGACTTCTCAGCCTCAGTAAACTGAACATCTGGACCGTATATGCCACGGTAGTTACGATAAGCTTTTAGCCAACGTTCTTCGTCTTGACGACGATAGTCTTCAGCACGACGATATCTTTCCAAGATGAATGGAATAATCTTAGATGTATCTGCATCTTCTTCTACAGAGTTTTCTGTATCTTCAAGAATAACAGCATCATCTTCAATAAATACTTCGTTATCTTCTGCCATTTATTTTTCCTTAATAGCCAAATGTTCGGTCTGCTACTCTCATTCCCATTGAGGGAGTTCCGTTAGGATCGTAATCAAATATACTAAACCGTGGTCTTGACATTATACCATATCGTAATGCATCGTACAAGTGATCTTCGGAATGAGTATCAATGTCTTCTGGGTTTTTCTTATCCAGTGGTATTGCAGGTAACTGTGCCACCATGTTTGTACAAGTGTTAAAGAATACTAGTCTGGGGTTTTCTGTAAACTCGTCTACTTGTAATCGTCTGTGTATTTCGTTCTTACCTGCTACACGGGAACCTTTGGAACGATCTGATGGCCTCCAACGGCAACCACGACTAATCATTTGTTCAGCAAGACTAGGGCCAGTATCACCACGGCGATGCCACAAAGAAGAGTCAAGAACTCCATACTTAATGTTTCCGTCTTCTGCTTCTAACTCTAAGACCATATCAGCGAGGTCTGTGGCGAGTACTTTACTGACGTACAATTCTCTATATACGATAAGTTGCTCATCAGGCGAAACGGCAAACCAAAGCACAGCACTGTAAGAACCATAACCATAATCACACGCCCTAAACTTTACCCAATTGTTTGGTATCTTAAACGGCTCAATCACATGGGTATTACGATCAAACTCTGTGAAGGCCGCACCTTCTTTAATATCCCAATCCCCCTCAAGTAACTGCCTACGTTGTTGTTCAGGCAACGATAGGAGCATTGCCTCGTAGTCACCTGCTTCTGCTAAGTAAGGATTGTCTGAAAGACGTGCAGGTATAAACCTACGTTTGAACAAAGGTTTTCCTGCTTTCTCATGACCAGCAGGATATCTGAGTTCTTCACCTGTTTCAATATCAGTTGCATTAAAAGACTTACCTGCTGGAGATGGATCAATAAACATTTTTTTAACCCAATGGTGACCTCTGCCTCCTGGGTTTGTAGTTGCCCTCATAAATATAGGAAGATCGGGTGCAGTGGACCGTAGACGAGATCGCATGTAGTTCCATGCAAAAGGGGTAGCCCATTGAGTCAACTCGTCAAAGCCTATCCAGCTAAATGCTAGACCTTGGTAACGCAGAACGTCATCTTCCTTGTCTAGGTAGGACATCCACAACCTCGCACCAGAGGGCGCAGTCCACTGCATCTTTCTTTCTGACCATTTAATTCCAGGCCAAATCTTAGGGTACATTTCCTGAGACTTAAATATAAGTTCCCTAAGTTCTTCTGTTGTATGACGAAGTAGCAATCCTGAAAAGCTAGGGTGACCCATGTAACGTAAAGGGTCAGCTAACATTGCATAACTTTTTCCACCGCCAGCACTGCCGCCATATAGGACTTCACGTTCACCTGCAGCAAGGAACTCTGTCTGTGGTCCTGCATTAGGTTTAAAGATTACGTTGTGCTGTTCCTCAATAGGAATCTCTTCAACTATCTTTGCTGGTTCAGGCTTAGGCTTCTTGGCTACTCTCTTGGGCTTTTGCTCCAAGTCTGTTGCGTTCGATCTCTTCCGCTTTGGCGATTGCCTTTTTCGCATAGTTTGCCCATCTGCGTAGGCTTCTAGCTTTGTCTTTTCGTTGTCGTTCATTGTCCAACCGTTTACGTAAACCTACGTGGGATATATCCCTACCTGTATTTCGTGTGAGCCAATTAGCTACTTCACGATATGAATATTGTTTAAGATACTTCTTAGCCTGCTCAAGCATATCAAGTTCATGCTCAACAGGCAAGAGTACATCAGGATCATCGGGGTCTACTTCGTAGCCGAATGGGATAGTCCTAGATATACGAGGAATAGGAATCCATTCGTTGTCTTCTTTTATGTCAGTTGGTTGGGGTAACTTCCACTTTTGCAGAGGTTTAGTCATCATCATCCATTTGTTTTGGTGGCATTAGCATTACACCACCTTTTGCTTCTACTTGCATCTTTTCTGTTTTAACTAGTCCAGTACGATCTAGTAATTCTTTTGCTGCCGACATCTTATCACGAATGCCTAATTCAGTTGGATCGTACAAAGCACCTACCATAGCCATTGCAGCTTTAGGAGCATTACGTGCCATGTATGCAGATGTAGCATCTAGTATTTCTTCTTTTAAAGAGTTAATGATCTCCGTAGATGAAGTAGCATCCGAATATCCTGCAATCTTCTTTGCAGCTACAATGTCACCACCTGCTTCGTCAAATAAGACTGCAAGTAGTTTCTGTTGTTTCTCTGTTAATGCTCGTGCCATTTTAACTCTTTCTTCTAAACAATGCAAGCACAAAGTTTGCAATTGATTGACCTATTTGTGTCGGGGTAGGAAGTAGCCATCCTAGTAGTAATAACATTATAACCCAAGGAGGAATGTTCTGATTGCTAATAGTTAGCTTTTCTACTGGGCCTGCTTCTACTTCTTTTGTTTCTGTGATGATGTCACGTCCTGCGTTGTTTGTTTCTTCTTCTTCATAAGTAACTACAGCTTGTTTGTTTTCTTTACCTAATTGTGTATTGGCAGCTACATTAGTACCACTACCACCAGATAAAAAAGGTAAACTAGTTAGACCACAGCTAGATAATAATAGGATCAGGACCAGCCAACGCATTACATAAGTTCAAAATGTGGGCCATCAATAAAGGGTCTACGGTTCTCTGATCGACGTAGGTCAATGTATTCATTCATAGCATCTTCCATTGTACCGTCATAACGAGCAATATTTCCAACTGACCAAGCTGCTCCCCACTTAATAGCACACCCAACTTCCATAGCGGCTGCTGCCATAGCGTCAGCAATGTTATCATAGACATTAATTTCCCAAATTACATCTGGACCATCATAGGCTACGAGGTCTACGGCATGTGAATACCCATCCCCCTGAATCAAGTGCCTAGAGTTCATTGTTTGTGATCTGCCTGACTCATACAGTTTCTTTTGCTCTTCAAGGGTTCTGACTCCATACGTCACTCCGAAGTCCACGGATGTCAGTTCGATAGCACGTTTAACTGTTGCTACCATATCGGGGTGAACACCCTCAAGTTTACCCAATGATCTGTTACTTAGTTTAAATCCCATTACCGCATATCCTTTGCTTTACCGCCCATTGGCTTACCTGCCATGTATGCCGTGGCACCCATGTATGCAGCAACTACGCCTGTCTGTGCAATATAAAATAGCCCTAGCAAATCTGCTAGAGCATTTACTCTTGAGTCTGACATAAAGGGAGTAAACAGAAATACAGTAAAGATAATCATCATGCCCATAGCTACCCAAGCCATAAACTTTTGTGATTCTGCTTTTTCTTCACGTAGCTCTATTTCAAGCATACGTTCTTTCATTGCTACTTCAGCTTCAGTGATCGTACCGTCACCGTCTACGTCAAAGTCAACTACCATTACGTCCTCCGAAAACGTGCAGCCGTTTTAGCTGCGCCTTTAGGCTGTTTAGAAAATTGTTTACCAGCCGCAGTGTCTTTTCTTTTCTTCGCACTACTCGCTGCATATTGCGAACTAGACATAGCCTTAATAGCCGCCTCTGGTAAATAACGTTCTCCTGTAGCCTTTGGGCCTTGCGTAGAAGGTTTACCACTTTTAGTTCTCCACTTCTGGCGAGTCCATCTATCCAGACTTTTTTGTGATTTAGCTTTAGCCATTTGCTGTCAACCATGCAAAGAATATGATAGCACCAATACCTGAAAGCAATAACAAACCTGATAATGTCCATGTTATTATCGCTTCCTGCAGTTCAGCTTTACGGTACTCATGTTCTTTCTTTTGTTTACGAATACGAGCCTCTGTAGCTACAAGTTCATCCCATGCTGATGGACCCATTACAAAACTAATATAGCTACGTAGTTCTTCTCTCATAGCTTCGGCTTTACGTTTAGCTGCAAATACTTCTATAGCTTCAGCTTCAACGGAACCGCCCATTGATTTCCACCACGGAGGATTCTGTACTTGTTTTTCTGCCTGACCTAAATCTGCCATATGCCCAGCCCACTGCGTAAGTTGGCTGCTCATATCCTGTAAGTCCTTGCCTACAGCAAAGCCTTTCTTTAATGCGTTAAAGGCGACTGTGGCCCCTGAGATTATCGTAACGGGGTCCATGCCGCCCTCTTAATTTTTATAACCGCCACCTGCAGCTTTGTACTGCTTGGCTAACATCTGGGCTTTACGTGCAGACCATTGACCTGCACTGCCCCCTTTACTACCAGCTTTAATCTTGTTAAAAAGATTCTTACGCATGGTTGGCTTTGTGTAGTTCCCAGCCGAGTTTACTGTAGATGTACTGCCGCCACGAGCCATTTTCTTTTTTGCCACTGGTGCTTTTGATCGTCTTTTCGTTGAGGTCTTCATATATCACTCTTTTAATATCACAACGTGATATGCCAATATCTTGCAATTCACGATTTGACATACGGTTCAGTTGCATCTCTGCTATACGAGCATTGGCTTGACGTTGACGTGCCTCAATCAATGCAACAAATATTTTCTTTAACATAACTATCTCCTTTTGTTATCGGTAACTTTTGCTACCAGAGATAGTTATACCATATATAGTTATATCATACTACATACAATATTGCAACCCCGTTATGCATTAACCAACAGGGACAAAGGTTTCTACTACAGTAACAATACTGTCTATGTGTCCTGCGGAAGTTGGAATAATTTGAATCTTATCTCCTGGTTCTAAAACAAGCTCTATACCTTGAAACTCTAAAAAGTTACCAGCACCTAAACTTTTACCTTCTACAAAACCCGATGCATAGCTATCAGATGAATCATACCACTTAATACTAACACTATTAGTACTAGAGCCAGAGTTATTAACAATAATATATACTACCTCTGCTGAACAGTTAGCAGGGCAAGTATATACGTCTTCTGTTGTAGTTCCTGTATTGTGGCCCCACACAGAACGTTTACGTGAGGGTTTACCCTGCGTGACTAAAGTCATTTCTTTTTAAATACTTTCTTAACTGTCTTGACTACCCATGCTTCGTTTACTTCGGTGTCAGGATCGTCTGCAATAAAGTGTCCGTTCTCATCACGAGCACGTTCCATTACAAGTTCTGTCTCTTCAGCTTTTTTCTTTTTAGTTTTCTTCTTAGGTTTATCCATACCCAGAATAGCTTTGATCTCAGCTACCTCTGTAATACGATTACCTTCAGCATCTGTAGTGAGTACCATTTCTTTTGTATTCATATCCATCACGGCATTGCCTTTGTCCAAGACCATGTACCCTAGCTTCGTGATGTCATTCATTTGTTCTGGTGTCATTTTTTCTTCCTATTATCTTTTGTATTTAGCACCATGCCGCCTACACGATAATCGTTTGCACCTTTGGCACATTTCTGTGAGGCTGTACACGCTGTAGGTGTAGTACATGTCTTACATAGTTTAAATGCCATTCCACCTTTTTTCATATAGCCCATTTGATTACGAACTTTTTTAGGTAATTTAGCTAAACCTTTATTTCCCTTTGGTACTGGTTTCATGCTGAGTCTCCTTCAACTTTATGGCAGTGTGGTGTGGCATAGGCACCCCCTGCTCTTATGTTGGTTGCTATTTGTTCTGCTTCTTCTAAACATGCCTGTTCAGTATAGAATGGTTCGGGTTTTGCTATAATCTTACAGGACAATGCCATAGGATCAAAACATACCAGTAAGATTCCTACCCACATAGTATTACTTCTTACGTGCCATACCGCCGTATGCCATCTTACTTGATTTCTGTGCAGGCTTCATAGAGGCACCACAATTTGCGTACCCGCCTTTGTTGTACTTCTTAGGTGCCATGCCACCTTTATTGAAAGGCATCTCTGGTAGAGTCACTTCTTCTTTTGGTTTAGCACGTGCACTCTTTAGTGTACGGCTTGTGACTTCATCAGATTGCATCTTTTCAAACTTGGCACGTTGTCTGTCCAACATGTTCTGCATCATGTCTTTACTTTTACCGTCTTGCATATTATCAATACGGCGTTGCATTGCGTCCAACTCACGAGCAGTCTTTGCTTGTTGGATATCTGATTTACTTACAGTTGTACGTGTAGCAATGCTACCTTTCTTCTCAACTGTCTTAGCTGCCTGTGCTGCTTTACGTGCGGCTTTAGCTGCTTTCTGTGCTTTTGTTAGCATGGGTACTTCTCCTATTTACCACTTAACTTTATGTGACCAGTACTTCGCACTCAGCTTACTAGTCGGTTTACCTTGAGCATTATGCCTAGCATAGTAGCTCTTCTTACGTGCTTTATCTTTAGCTGATGTAGGATTCTTACCTGCACCCTTAACGCCTTGCTGACCAAAACGTATAAACTTGTAGGTGTCACCTTCCTTCGCCATCACACAGTGAGACTTAGTAGGGTGCTTAGGGGTACGCTTAGGCTTATTAACTCCCGTCAACCCCTCCTCTTTCATTTTAGTTTTAACTCGTTCAGGTATCGCCACTGTCAGTCCATCCTTCCATACGCATAGCCCACTCTACATGTTCTAACGTAAACTTCCTCCCATAGTGGTTCTGTACGGCTTCTCGTACATAGAATACATCACTATGAGGGATATGCAATCTATCTATAGTTCCATTGAGTACGTGATTATAAAACTCAGAAAGAACATCGTCAGTATATAGTTTTACTGATTTTTTACTCATTGTCAAGAACTTTCGTAATATAATACAAAGTCCTCGCCTAACGGCGGTACATTGTAAGTGTTACATTTAAGTGATATATAAGTTAAGTATAATTATATCTAACTATATTAACATCTAAGTGATACACTTTAAGTGTCATCTTAGTTTTAACTATTATAGTTTTACACATTCTGTGAGACATGTCAACCCCTAATAGATAAAATAAGAACATTGTTCTTGTAATCCCACGTTTTATGGAACACTGTTCTATGTAAACCACTATATATGTAATGTGGTTAACACTCCATTTTTCCTGATCTGTGTATTTACGTGTATACATATACGTACTACCCCCGTGTGGCCCCTGCCTGCCCCCCTCATGACACACACATTGCATGCTATACACACATATGTGACGTTGGTGCACACACATAATGCATACACATTCACCAACACACGAGGAACTGTAACAAAAACAGTGACTTAGTATGGTGAGACAACTGTTATGGAATCAGTTGCCAGTCTTTAGACTGTATGACCACAGTGATTTTGTGATCACAAGGTGTGTAACGGAGTCGATGCACATTTATACACCACCCCATAAGGGGTGAGGGTCATGTCAACTGTGATCACAAAACTGTCCAACATTGGACGGTGATTGCCTCGCACATGCACACAAGTTTTGCGCACGAACTTCGTAATCTTAGATTACTGCAGTCGCACGTGAAACGGCACGGGCAGAGGATCACGTGAAGAAACAGCTTGACTATATTACTATCTTATAATAGTTACATAGATAGTTTATTACACTCACTGTTAAGTGAGAGTATAATAAACTCTCTTAATGTAACATAAGATAGTAAGGAATAGACCGATGACAAAATCAGCAAACAAAGCAGTTAAAGTTGAAGGTACTTCAATTGATGCTCTTGTGAAAGAGGGCAAAGCCCTAGGCAAGATGTGGAGCACATTGAACAATGTGAAACAGTCCACGAAAGCCAATGGCTTTGATACTCGTTTGGGCAAGCTGCTATCCACACTCAAAGCACAAAGTGCTCTGGATAGTGGTCAAATACCAACACATGTCCTTCGGACACATGGTATTCACAACATTGACCGTCGTCGTCGTAGTGAGGCACTATGGTTCTATGAGAACCAAGCTGAGTGTGTTGAGTTCATCAAACAATCCCGTAAGGGATTTACATCATTGACTGCACTTCAACGTGCTATGAAGCAAGCTGCTAAAGCAGAGGCAGTGGAAGCACCTAAACCTGCTAAAGCAGAAGTGTCCAACGTTGGACAGTCTGATGGTCTAGTGTCAGACACTGGATGGATTGAGCACAGTGAAACTAAGGTTTCAGTGCCTCTTACTCGCACTGCAATTGTGGATACAATTGTGGAGCAGTGCACACAAAATGGCCTTGACCTTGAGGTCATTATTGCCGATCTACAGTCACGTCTTGCTTTGCAAGCTAAGAAGGAGGCATAAGAATGTTTGGTAAAACATTGATCGTTTGTGCTTGGGCAATCATCTTGCAGATGCTCACACTCATCATATTTGCAGTTGCAAATGCTTGGATTGATCCATCAGCACTTATAGTGCTTGTTCCTGTCACTATGATGGCAATAGCACAAATTTGGTTCGGTGATGGTCAGCTTTAATAGTCTTACAGTTATATAACACTTGAATACTTTGTGAAAGTGTTATATAACATGTATAGACATTAACAATGGAGTTTAACATGGATTTAGATTTTTTCAGTGATTTGTATAAGGATGTACATGGCATCAGACCACGTGGTATTCAGCCTACTGCTGAACATGTGGAGTATCTTCAACGTGAGTTGGAATACCAACTTGCGGAGGAACAAGCTGTTCAACAGAAAGCTGTTGACGTTTGTATGTCTGTCGGTGCATCATCTACAGATGTAGCACTACGTTGGCTTGAACAAGCTGAACGTTCATAAATGAAACCGTCCAACGTTGGACACTTTTACGGAGTAACCGTTATGACTTACACAGTACACACTACACACAAATCAGGTAACCGCAAAGTCGGCCCTATTCCTGTAACCACTACAAGTGCCGACACTTGTCCTAGTGCTTGTCCATTTAACAATGCCAACGAAGGTGGTTGCTATGCAAATGGTGGCCCTCTTGCTATGCATTGGGCCAAAGTGACCAGTGGTGAACGTGGTGATGCATGGGACACATTCATCAGCACTGTGGCATCCTTCAAGGATGGTCAGTTGTGGCGACACAACCAAGCAGGTGATCTTGCAGGTGATGGCAACCGTCTGGATGCTGAGGCTAACGATCAGCTTGCTGATGCCAATGTTGGCAAACGTGGGTTCACTTACACACACTACCCTGTGTTGACTGACAAGCATAATGCTCGTGTAGTCAAACGTATGAATGACAAGGGCTTTGTCGTCAATCTATCTGCCAACAACGTCACACATGCTGATGCATTGTATGACTTGGGCATTGGCCCTGTTGCAACTGTATTGCCAGAGGCACAGACAACCAACACTGTGACCCCAAAGGGACGCAAAGTAGTTGTATGCCCTGCCACAGTTCGTGACGATGTGTCCTGTGCTACATGCCAACTGTGTGCAAAACAACGTGATGCAATCGTTGGTTTTCCTGCACATGGTAGCAGTAAACGTAAAGCTGACACAGTAGCACAAGGAGTATAACAATGGAATTGTTAGTATCAATTGAAACATCTTATGGTACACGTCGAGTGTACCCTAAGTGCAGCACATCACGAACACTTGCTGAGATTGCAGGTACAACTACGTTGACTGAACGTGATGTAAACTTAATCAAACAACTAGGCTACACATTTCGTGTAGTGACAGAGGAATTGTAATATGAAAAAACCTGTGGGAATTGTGAACCCTGTGGCAAAAGCTTTGCTTCAACAACGCAAAAGTCCACAGGTCGTACCGCCCAAGAAGGGCAACAAACGCAAACTCAGTAAGAAGGAGAAACAAAATGCGTTACGAAATGCAAAACTTTATTAAGTTTTCTAAGTCCAACAAACCGTCCAACGTTGGACAGAAATCCAAACGGAGTGATGTTGTTAAACGACAACGCAAGATTGCCCGTTTGAACAAGCAACTGCAACGTAAAGTTGCACAATAAACCCTACCTGTAACCTGTATAAGGAGTAATATTATGTTTAAATCAATCCGTCCAATCGTTAAAGCAACCAACCCTGAATTGTATGCAGAGCACACATTCCACATGAAAAGATGTGTACCTTTCACATACAACTATGCTGCGATGGATGATTACATCGTACAGAATTGGGCAACTAAATCCATGAAACAAATGGCACAGGACTTGAATGAGTATCAGGAACGTGTTGAGTATCGTGTTCAAGTGTTGAAAACACTTAACTTCATCAAGGACAAACGCACTGGCAAGACTGCACTGCTACGTCAACGCCGTGAGTTGCGTATGCAGTTGAAAACAGTCGAGGCAAAACTAAGTGAGATTGGCGCAGCGTAAAAAGAAATGGGTTGTGTATGATGATCATGATCGTGTGGTCATCATCACACATAACAAACGTATCGCAATGAAGTATGCAAAGGTGGGGCGTTGACCCCACCAGACATTGCCTATAGCTACACAAGAACGGTATTTTTTACTTTTCTCCCATGCCATCTTGATACTACCTTGTGTGGCTTTACGCAGTGTCTAAAAAAGGAGTAATGACTATGCGAGTTGAAGTTTACTTTAACCTACACAAATACCTATGGTCTGTCCGTCAGTGTTCCACTGGCAGAGTAATCTTACACACTGACAAGGTACACATTCGTGATCCACAGTTCGTAGTCCGTAAGTCAGGACGTGAACGTGTACTGCGTGAGGGCAAGAAGAATGTTCATGCATTTGTTCGTGGTGAGATCACATACTTTGACGACTTTGATCCAGAACATCATCCAGATTATCTGGACTACACACTTGTGTCATACAACCCATACAAGTTTGACACATTCGTTGATGTGTACGACACGACACCAGTACGTACAGCCAAACGTGCTATGCTACAACTACAGCCAAGCATGGTCGTTGGCGATCACAGAAACAGACCATACCTATATGCAGAAGGAGTACGTGCATGAAAATAATGGGCTACGAAATCGTAGTTGAAATAGACGGGGTGGAAAGTGTTGTCCAATTAGATGACACTTACCCCGCAATCAATGATTGGCACAGTGCCACAGAGTTTGCCATGCGTTTGGCTGCACACGAACACCCAGACGCAGACCAAATTGACTTTGTGGAGTGTGGCGAATTTGAAATGGAAGAATACAAACAGTATGACTTCATACATGAAGCACCATTTATGATACAGTAAGGAGTAAACATGGAAGCTAAAATCAAACTAACGAAAACGATGCTAGACAAGAGCATCATAGATGCCAACAAAACTGTGCAGCAGTTTCTGGATAACGACTTTGAAATATCGTATGACGATCCATTCTTTGTGGAACGTGGCAGGTTGGCTATCACTGGTGAATATGCCGATGGTGAACGTGTCAATGTACGTTTCTATCGTACAGGTAAACGTGGTGACAAACGCATTAGCATACAGAAGCTGAAGCAATATGCAGAGGCAGGTGACGAAGTGATCCTGACCTCTAACGTGAAGGATGCTGAAGGTGAATACCTTATCTACATCAACATCGTGCGACAAACCGATGCCGCATGATGACCCGTGTGATGACTGGTCAGATAGGCCGATACCTAGGCCGAGTTCTGATAGCCCTAAGTGTATTGACGAATGTCGTGCTTGGTGGGAGTAATAACCAAACATTCAGTGCCAGAAACTGGCAATGGAAAAAAGATAAACTGCCCAACATCGTGTGGTTAATTGACCTATGCTTAGGCAAAGAACATTGCTGCACATGTTGGGTCTACTGGAAAACAAGAAAGGATTGGTAATGAACCGTTTCATTATAGCTGATACACCGCAAGAGATTGCACAGGCATTGTGTGACAAGCATGTGGTCAAGATGCCATTGGAGGAAGCACAGATGCTATGCACTGTAGTGCGTCAGGCTAACCCAGAGTATGCCGATGAGCATGAACTGTACCGTGTAGCACATGCCAAGCACCCATGCACACTGTGGGCAGGTAAGACACGTGCCAACTACATGTTTGCTTACTGCCTATGGGAAGCCATGTGCATGGAGTATACTCACCGATACGGTAGGCACCATGCATCAGAACGTTTTGCTGAAGCACTATATGACGGTGCACGATATGTGCCTAGTGGTGAGAGAACACCACACCCTGAATGCTTCAGTGAATATACACACCTGAAGACAGGGGAACACTGGCCTGTAGACAGTTACCGTAAGTTTTATCATACCAAGCAGCATAGGTTTGATATGGTCTGGAGTAAACGTAACAAGCCCACATGGTTTGATTGGCAATGGGAGAATGTATATGCTTGAAGCAGCACTGACATGTATCGCACTCAACATATATCACGAGGCACGTAGTGAACCTATGGCAGGGAAGTATGCAGTAGCACATGTGGTGCTCAATCGTGTGGCAAACGATGCTTTCCCTGACGATGCTTGCAAGGTAGTGTATCAGGGATTTCATCGTGGCAAACACAAGTGTCAGTTTAGTTGGTACTGTGATGGTAAATCTGATGTACCTAAAAACGAAACACAATGGCTGTATGCCAGAGTGGTTGCACACAATGTGATACATGGGTTTCACAAGGATAACACTGATGGTGCGACACATTACCATGCTAATTATGTTAGACCGTGGTGGCGCAAACACTACACACAAACTGTGACCCACGGGGCACACATCTTTTATAAATAACTGTTGCACTACTTATATGAATAGTGTACAGTTGCCAAGTAAACAACTGAAAGGAGGCTACTATGCCATTTGATATTCCAACTTACTTAGACTTCGACGTAGCATTTGAACCTACCAAGGTTAATGATAAGAAGTACGTCATTAACGCAGACACTGGTGAGTACCTTGGTATCGTCGGTAAGTCATTCAAGTGTGCATCCCACGGTGACTTTTATCGTGGTGTCATGGACACTGTGACTGATGAACTGCTTTCATCTGAACTGATGAATGCTAAGTTCAACTGGAAGACTGCACGTAACGGTGCATGGTCTATGCTTGACATTGAACTGCCTGACATGCAGGTGGATATCACAACTGAGAAGCACCAAACACAAATCGGTAATCGTATCATATCATTACATGGTATTGACGGTTCATGCAGCAACCAAGTGTACTTCGGTGCTATTGATTTCTTCTGCACCAACGGATGTATTCGTGGAGAGTATGATAAAATCCGTAAGAAGAACACTGCAAACTTCTCTATGGAGAGTTTCATATATGAACTGGCTCGTGCTCGTACTGACTTCTACACTGAGGCAGGTAAGATGCAAGTGTGGGCACAGACATCCACAAAGTATGTGGACATCAAGTCACTGCTTGACGAAATGATTTCATCAGATCGTAAGGCAGAAAAAATGTACATGCTGTACCTGCAAGAGGCAGCGACACGTGGACATAACAAGTGGGCACTGTATTCTGCGTTCACTAACTATGCATCGTATGCTGATGAACGTAACGGGTTTAACCTGCGTAACACAGGCAACGACACACAGGCCATCAGCATGTGGTCACGTGAGCAAGAGGTATCCAAGTGGGTATCAGACAAACGTTTCATTGAATTGGAGGCAGCATAATTGAGAACCTTACCACGTTACGTACAACAGCGAGTGTCACCTTCGGGTGACATCTCTTATCGTTTCAATCCACCGCAGACACTGGTGAATGCAGGAGTAGTAGACCGTGAAGAACTGGGGAGTGATCCAAAAGTTGCAAGACAGATTGCACGTGAGTACAACAAGGACATAGACACGTACCGTGAAGAACAAGCTAAAGTTGTGAACTTGAAACCCAGCAGCAAGGTCACAGACTTGATCAACTTTTACTATCAATCCAATGATTTCAATATGTTGCGTGACTCAACTAAAGTAGATTACAGGTACTTCTTAACCATTGTGCACCAGACAATTGGGTGCCGTAAGTATAAAGATGTTACACCTAAAGTTGCAAAGCAAGCATATGAGAAATGGGTGGAACGTGGTATAAGTTTTGCAAACCATGCGGCAACGTGTGCCAGTAGGGTGTACAACTACGCCATACAAATGGAGCATGCAGAACAGAACCCGTTTGCAAAGATAAAACGAAAGCAACAAAAGCAAAGGAAAAAAGTATGGGAGCACAGAGATGTCGTCAAATTTCTTGATGTTGCTTATTCTGATTTTGAATATCGTAACATTGGACTTATCGTACACATGGCGTATGAATGGTGTCAGCGTCTTGGTGATATGCGCATGTTGCATTGGGATAATCTGGACTTGAAGAAGCAGCAACTGTATCTGGAGCAGAGTAAACGTAGGTCGGAAGTGTTCCTGCCTATCAGTGACAACCTGTGTGCCATGTTGTTAGAGCAGAAGAGTGACTTCGGTTTTCAAGAGTGGGTTGCACCACACCCACAACCACGCAATGGTAGGTTCCAACCCTATGCAATGGAGAGACTGTCCAAGGTTGGACGCAAGGTCATGCGGTTAGCAAAGCTATCCGAAGAGCTACGTCTTATGGACTTACGTAGAACTGGAGTGACACAAATGGTAGACAAGGGTGTGCCATTGCCACAAATCATGGCGGTTACAGGGCATACACATGTTGCATCTGTGAAACCATACATGAAGCATACATTTGATAGTGCAAATAATGCCTTGACACTGCGTGACATGTCAGTACAATCGAGTGTAACGAGTAACAATGAAAGTGATATACATGATTAATATAAAAGAACACATAAGTGATATGGACTTAGTTAATGGTGAGACTAAACGTACTAACTGCCCAGTATGTGGGGGAGTAAAAACATTTACAGCCACCAATAACATGGGTCAACTTATGTGGAATTGTTACAAGGCAGGGTGCCGTGTGTCTGGTGGCACACGTGTACATCTGACCAGTGATGACATTCGTAAGTCACTTGGTACTGTGGCTGAAGAAACAGAGGCAGTCACATTTCAGAAACCTGAGTGGATAGTTAAAGACTACAGCATGATACAAAACTTTTGTAGTGAATGGGAGTTACACCCATCTAACCTTGGGTTGTTGTATGATGTTCGTGAAGACCGTGTGGTATTTCCTGTGGTACACAACAATATCATGGTGGATGCCACAGGCAGAGCACTAGGGAAAAAATTACCGAAGTGGAAAAGATATGGAAAAAACCCCTTGCCGTATGTCTACGGGTATGGTAAAACTGCAGTAGTCGTTGAGGACTGTGTGAGTGCAGCCATTGTGGGTGCGACAGGCGGTTCTGGATGCTCAGAGGGTGAGGTGTATGTCGGGGTAGCAGTGTTGGGCACCTCACTCTCTGAGGCACATAAGCAGTACTTGTCACGGTTCACAACGGTTGTAATTGCACTTGACCCCGATGCCCTACCAAAGACGTTGCAGTTCGCAAAAGAATTAAGAGGTTATGTTGAGGATGTAAAAGTCTTGCGTCTGACAGATGACCTGAAGTATCGTAACCCTACCGACTTAGAAAACTTACAACACTTAGGAGAAACATAATGGAATTATCACTTGTACGCAGCTTGATGGACAAAGAGTTCTACGATGACCACCGTGGAGCAAAGTGTCCTGATCGTCTGTTCAGTAAAGATGTACGTAAGATCAAGCAGTCAATCGACAAAGCTATGGATCGTTACGAACGTACCGTAACACCTGACGAGATTGAGGCATTGTTTATGTCAAACAATCCAACCCTCACAACGGCACAGAAATCAGCTTACAGTTCTCTGTTTCATCAGATCAAGAAAGAGTCACCAATGGGTAGTGACGTAGCACAAGAAGTGTTGTCTAAGCTGTTCCAACAGGTAGTGGGTGAGGATGTAGCCAACCTTGGATTCGATTACGTGAATGGCACCAAGGGTAGCCTTGAACCATTGCGTGACATACTTGAACGTTATTCAGATGACTTCACACCTGATCTACGTATTGAGTGGGATGACATTGACATTGACACACTGCTTGAAAAGAATGATCTGGAATCGCAGTGGACATTCAACATCCCTACTCTGACACGTAAGGTAGAGGGTGTGAATGCAGGTCACTTGATTGAAGTAGGTGCCCGTCCTAACACAGGCAAGACATCATTCCATGCATCATTGATTGCAGCACCCAATGGGTTTGCACATCAGGGTGCCAAGTGTGTGATCCTGTGTAACGAGGAAGCATCACACCGTGTTGGTGCACGGTACTTGACTGCAGCTACAGGCATGACAATGCAAGAGGTGAAGGATAACCCTGCCCGTGCTCGTGATCTGTACTCTGTGGTCAAGGACAACATCAAGATCAAGGATGCCAGTGACCGTGACATGTCATGGGTGGAGTCAGTATGTAAGTCATACAAACCTGACATCGTTATCCTTGACATGGGTGACAAGTTTGCCAAGGCAGGTGGGTATGCTCGTCCCGACGAAGCATTGAAAGCTAATGCGATCTATGCCCGTCAGATTGCCAAGGCACACAACTGTGCAATCTTTTACATGTCTCAGTTATCTGCTGATGCAGAGGGTAAGGTGTTGTTGAACCAGAGCATGATGGAAGGTTCACGTACAGGTAAGGCAGCGGAGGCTGACCTTATGGTATTGATTGCCAAGAACCCTGTGGTTGATGGGCAAGAGGAAGAGGACACACAACGTCACTTGAATGTTGTGAAGAATAAACTAAGTGGATGGCACGGGGTTGTTCACTGCGATCTGGAATATAAAACTGCGAGGTATCAGGTATGATTGAAGTAACGTATATTGATCACATGGGTAGTGATCTATCAGTAGTGAATGCTGCACGTGTCAGCTTTGGTAAGAAATCAGAATGGCATCAACGCATCTATACTGGTGAGCCAAATATCCTGAAAGGTAAGGATGCCAAGCTGATACGTTACCTTGCCAAGCATAATCATAAGTCACCATTCAACCACACGTTTGCCACGTTTCACGTTAAGGCACCGATCTTTGTGGCACGTCAGCTTGTGAAGCACGAGTACATGCCGTGGAACGAGATCAGTCGTAGATATGTGGACGATGAACCAGAGTTCTATCAGCCTGATGTGTGGCGTGGACGTAGTGAAGACAAGAAGCAGGGCAGTGAGGGTGAGATAAATGATATACGTCCCTCAGTTGCACGTAATATGGTTGAGGACTGTCGGCAGAATTACAACTACCTGTTAGCCAAGGGGGTGTCACCAGAGCAAGCACGTATGGTACTGCCACAGTCTATGATGACAGAGTGGTACTGGTCTGGTACTGTGTTTGCATTCGCCAAGATGTGTGGGCTACGTATGCAACAGGACACGCAGCAAGAGACACGTGAGGTGGCAATGCAGATAGATGAATACATGGAGAAGCTGTACCCAGAGAGTTGGAAAGCACTGATGAAGGGCTCATGGAGAACATGTGTGTCATGTGGCAACCCATCTAAGGGTGACTTCTGTGGATTTTGTTTGGAGGAAGAATGATGGATAAAGACGCAGGAATACTGGGCGTTGAAACAGTAAAAGAAAATGAGGATGGTAGTGCAACATACACTGTACAGATGGATGAACATGCCCGTAAATTACTGGCAGAGGAAGGCTTGAAGTTGGTACTGTATTGTGCCGCAGCTAAGATGGACATGCAATTAGTGTATGACTTCATTGAGGATCACATCAAGTATGAGAAAGATGAACTAACAGAGTATGAGTTTGGAGTAAACGATGACGAAAATACGTCCAATGACACATGAAGAAAGAAATCGTGCCAGAGAAAAGGAGTTACATAACATGAACATAGATGAAAGTGATGCCATATCCCTAGTTGCAGAGATGAAACGTCAGAACCTGACACTGACTGAGGCATTGGAAGCAATGAAAAACTATGCCAATGATAAAGAGTTCAACAATAACCTTGACAAGCTATATGGCAATGAGGTATTTGATGATTGGGATTATTGGCACGAAGGAGATATGTAACACCATGAAACACCTCACTCTTGACGTAGAAAACACTGTGGTGAAACGCAACGGCAAGCTACACCTTGATCCGTTTGAACCTGAGAATACCTTAGTACAAGTGGGTATGCTAGATGATCTTGGAAACGAAAGCATTATTACTTTTGATCACTCTGAGCATCAACCCACACCAGAGGGGCGGTACATTGTCCAGAAGAACTTGGATGAAACCGCCCTTCTAATTATGCACAACGCAGCACACGACTTGATATGGTTGTGGGAGTCGGGGTTCACCTACGAAGGTGCAATCTTTGATACCATGTTAGGTGAGTACGTGCTGCAACGTGGGCAGAAGGAACCCCTGTCTCTTGAGGCTTGTGCTGAACGGTACAACCTTGACACAAAGAAGCAGGACACCTTGAAGGAGTACTTCAAGCAGGGCTACTCTGTACGTGACATTCCTCACGCAGAGTTGTCAGAGTACCTCTCCCACGACTTACATGCTACTCAGCAACTGTACCTTCGTTTGCAGACATCATACGAGGAATGCAGTTCACTGGCAGCAACGGTCAACTTAACCAATCAGTTGGCTGTACACCTCGCAAAGATATACCAACGTGGGTTCACTGTTGACATGGCTGCACTTGAAAGTGTT